TCCGTTTGACACAAAGTAATTTATTTTAAATGATGATGTTAAGTCGGTTCCGATTCTAGTCGAATCCCATGTAATTCCATATCCATCATCCCATACTTGCGTTTTAAGATTTTTCCAAACAAAAGGTCCAGTAGTTTCAGCAAATCCAGTAGATGTAGTTAGATCTAAATATCTTGAAACGGTAGAGAAATTTAATCCATCTAAAGTATCATGTGGGTAATTGGCGCGGTCAAAAGTAAGGTACCAAGATCCGATTAGTTCTTGTATGTCGTTGTAACTATCTTGAGGCTCATCATAATATCCACCAGATTTATTCCATGCTAAATCATGTAGATTCCATTGGTCTGTTTCTGGTTTAAATGAATAGAATCCGTAAAGTTCAACTGCTTTATTATGTACTACAATATCAGTTTTTCTTCTGTAAGAACGTGTATTGTATAAATCATATAAATTTAAAACAATATCATATGTTCCGGTATTTGGAAGAACTAGCAACATTTTTTTATAATCATCTACAAGACCTCTGCTAATATATGAATATCCTCTAGGACCATTAATTACCCATTCAGCTTCATATACGTCTTTTTTCCAAAGAGTATTCCAAGTGTATAGAGATGAAGCTATTCCAGTATAATCATTTGCCGCAAAATCAACATCGTTCCATGTAAATGCGCAATCATTCCAATCATCTGTCAATGTATTACATTCTAACACAACTGGACATCCGATCGGAACGTTAGACAAGGTTGTAAATGTATTTAATTCTTGATCGTGATATGTCTCATAAAAGTCCTCAACTTCAGTAATTACAGCAGCTTGCCCACTTATTGGAAATCCAGCAGTATTGTCTGCTAAATCTTGACTTACTAAACGTAAATCTTCAATGTATAACCTTCTTTCTGGAAATACTGTAAAATCTACTTTGGTTCCAGAATTTTGAACTTGAATAAGGTGTTGGTCGTTCCAGACGTTTTGACTAAATTGAGTAAAGAAGTCTCCTTCTCCAGTAATATCGACAATTTTTGACTGTAAAGGTAAATAGTCTTTTTGTAATCTTCTTTTAAGTCCGTATAATTTTACTAAGATTTCTTCTGGTGTAAAGTCAAAAGACTCTTTAACGGTAGGAATATCCCACTCATCAACACCGCCATCTGGTTCGTTTAATTTATAAACTAACGAGAATCTTGAAGTTTTCTTTAAATTAGAATTAGGTAATTCAATCGCATCGTTTTTCTTTACTAAATATCCAGATGCATTAGGATCTGCTACCGCAACTGCCCTTAGTTTACCAAAACCAGCAGATTGTTCATCAATATTTAACCAATATTCTTTAAGTTTAATATTATTATACCCGAAGAATTTGATCGCATTGATAATAGCCTTATAAGTACCGATAAACGGTTTGATATTGTGACCTTCTAATAAAAGTTCTTTTCTCTTTTCATTTAATAAGAGGTGATCGACTTTAAGTTCGTTAACATCGCTAGATTTAAAAATTAGGAAATCTTCTTCATGGAAGGACATTCCTAAGTTATTTAAAAGTATTGTTAATCTCTCGTCTTCTCCTTCAGTCTCTCCGTATATTTTAATAGTTGCTATTCGATGAGAGTTTTTTCCATCTGCTCCAACTTCGTAAATATTTAAAAGTTTGATATGGATTTTCTCCTCTTCTGACATCAGGGCAATTCTACAATGTAGTGCTTCTGGTGAAACATTACTAGGAATTACCTTATAAATATTACCAGTATTCGGATTGGCTTCAGTCGTATTATAGTTTACGTATGTAAAGGTTCCAGTGCTAGTAGAATAGGCTTGCATTTCCTCTGTTTGAGAAGTTGCTTGATTTATAATAAAGTTACCATTCGAATCTAAAGCAGTGTTGTATAAAAATATATCGCCTTTGTAACTTTCGTTATCTTCAAATTCAAATTTTATCTTTCTTGAAGTTGCATTTTCTGAAATAGGTAAAACATATTCAGATCCTCCTAATTGTTTATAAACTTCTTCAAGAATAAAAAGATTAACAGTCTCATACAAACCAACAGAAACTTTTGGAGCATATATGATTCCGTCCCACGACTCGGATACTGAATCATAATTAAAATTTAATTCATGTGATGCACCATTAAAAAATCTGAGATTTGAATATTTTCCCATTTGTTATCTTATTTTAGTATAATTTTTACTAACAGTGTAGTTCTTATATATTTTTAGATGCGTTACAGCATCTACATATTTAACGATAACGTCTTGTAGTAATATAATAAAATCGCCAATATACTCATTTCTTAATAGAGCATTTGATAGCGATTTTGTAAGTATGCTTGTTCTAAAGTCATGGCCTAGGTTTTTTCTATTATCAGCGGTTTGAACTTGAAAGTCATAAATACTTTCATAACCTGCTGAAAATAAACCGTCAAATAAATTTATTTGTTCTTTAGCCATTACATTGATTTTCTATTTTGAGTTTGTATCGTAGAGTATATTGTGTTCTGAACCGGTGGTTCATCAAAATAAACTGATAGTGCCGCCATTTCTCCAGTTCTTGCATCATCCGGTACCACGATTCCAGTTTGATCTTTCCAACCACCTCTAAACATTGCAACTTCTTGTTTGCCAAGAATAATATCTCCAAAAGAATCTAATCCTATTACTGATTCAGGAAGCGGAGCTCCTGGAGCAAAATTAACATTTGCAGTCGTTGTAGTTCTTTTAAAGAATACAAATTTCTGTTTTCCATTTCCAATAGTTTCTAAAGTCGGAGTAGAAGGAGTTACTGTTGTAGTTGTTGATGTGTAATATCCATTTTTTCTAGCGGTTTCTTCAGTTTCCGAAACGAATCTAATATTTACTGAATCGACTCCATCAACGCCTTCAATAATCGCAATCAAATCTGATTTTGGTAAACGATCTCTTCTTGTAATATTCATTAGATAATCAGAAACTTTTGCTCTAATCTCGGTAAAAATATTTGTTTTTGAATATCCTTCGAAATATCTGATCTTAATATCCATTCTATAATACTTAGCAATTGGCTCCACGATTTGAACTTCCGTTGTAACCATCTGCTGGCCAGAATTTTCTAGCAAACCAAGTATTCCATTCTTCTCATCTGAAGAAAAGAAGAACTCATTAATATCTAGACTAAAATAATCTTTATTTTTTGTTAATTTCTTTTTAGTATTTGGCAGCATAAATAAGTAAATAATATTGTCATCATCTAAATAACCATCATCAGTTGTATTATAGGCATCAAGGTATGAAAATAAACCGTATCTTGATAGGAAATATTCATAATTGTCAGGGTGAGCCAACACAAAAGATTTACTAGCGAGTGGTGCAATTAATTTAGTTGTCTTGATAGTTTCTGGGTAAGCTCCCATTTTAGGCGCTAAACTGCATTCAAGCTCTAATATTTTATTTAGGTCATATGTCTGACCAGTTGAATCTGTTCCTTCTGATTGAAATTTAAAAGTAAGGTCTTTTGCGTCAATGAGATTTCCTGCTTCTCCACCATGCACGATATATTCTATTATTATTGAAGCTCCTGAAGATGGCATCATTCCAAAACTACCATTTCCAAAATACAAATCTAAACCTCCACTAATACCTGTTTTTATAAGGTAACCTTTGGTGGTTGGCATCATATCATATAAAGTTTCGTGTCTTGTCCATAATTCACCATTAACCGATACTCTTGTAGCGTAATGGTCTGTGTAACCCTTAGTATTAATATTAAAAGATTGTAGAGCCCCTCCGGTAGCTGTTAATGTTTGAGATTCGTGTGAACCTTGTATAATTGGAATCCTAATATAATTAAAATTAGATTTCTCAATTCTAAATTGATCGTTATTTGTTCTTAAAATATATTCTAATCCGTTTCCGTTTGCTTTAATAACCGAATTTGCTGAAATATTAATGGCATCTCCTGCAATTTCAGAATTTGCTGAAGTATTTAATCTAATGCGAATTTCTCCAATTGCTGAAGAACCTCTAAATGCATCATGTCCCGTTAATCTAGCAAGACCATAAATAGATTCTGGCTGTTGCGCGGTTATGATATTTTGTTCAACCGTAGAGTCTTCAATGTAGAAGAATATCAATTCTGATAATTCCGTCAATACGGTTATGATTTGAAAAAACGGAGAAGCCGGCGTAAATACTTCACCTAATCTTGAGTAGAGTCTACCCATATAGGTTTTAGTATCGACTAGTAATTCGCTAGCTTGGATTCTGGTTTTTTGTAAAAAGGTTAAATTTGTCATCTTATACTATGTTTATATTGCAACTTGAACTGTTTCTCTGCCACCATCAATATTAATATTAATGAATATCGCATCTCTATCGTTCGAGGATGTATCAAATTCAACATCAACTGTTACATTCATTATCCTCGCTAGTGGCACATAACGTCCTAGTTGTTCTTCGATTTCGTTTTTTATTTGAATGTCATTATAACTAAGACCGTAAACTAAATCTTCAAGATTACATCCAAGTCCAGGTTCTCCTAATACTTCTCCTCTTCTTGTAAAAAGAATAACGTCAATTTGAGCCAACAGAGTCGCAATTCTGCTATCAGACTGCAATTTTGTTGGGTCATAGTTTGGGTCTCCGTTAGTCTTAATATACAATTCCATTTAGTATTTATCGTGTTTTTATGAGTGCATCATCCAGTCAACTCCTTCGTCGCCTTTGATTTCTTCAATTACTGCTTCTAATTCTGATTCTCCTAAAGATTGAATTGCGTCTGCGTTTATTTGAATATTTCCTGGAAGATTAAAATTAAAGATTCCCATTTTGCTTCCTAATGAGATTTTAATCTTAGCTGCACAGTATCTAAAGAATGCCTCATCGTCAAACAATGCACATTGTGGCACTGTTTCGTAGCATTCGATAATAGTATCTTTTATAGGAACTTCGCCAGTGAATCTAAGTTCGTGTGTTAATTGACTATAATGAAATCCAGTTGGATTGTCTAGAATGCTTCTAGTTAAATCGAAGTAACTTTCATTAATTACATAATATTGTAGGTTCTCAGCACCAGAAACCGTTCCACTACCTCCATATAAACCACCATATAACATTTTTTCCATAGCAAAATCTCCAGTTGTAAATGTTACTGAAGTACCAGCTCCGAATCTAGATCCAGTAGGATATACTCCATAAACTGAAAATATCTCTCCACCACCAGATGTTATATCTTCTTTTGGAAGGGTAATACTTCTTGTTCTTTTAAAGTATGGGGTTTGAAATACAGAAACTGGAATTCCTATGAAAGTCGTTCTCACAGAATATTCGTAATTCTTATAAAACCATTTCTTGGCTCTTTCCACTATATTTTGAACTTCTTTTCTCGGTAAGTTCATTGGAATCATACAAGACCCACTAATATCGTCTGCTAACAGATTGATAAAATTAGTATAACATGTACTTGACCATGAAGGTGGTGTAGTAAGTCCTGAATCGGTACCTTGATAAATATCACTCATCTTTTAAATTATATTTTTGTTGAATCAATAATTTCAGTATCTTTAAAAATAGCTTCTTTAGTATACTTTCCTTCTCTAAAGATTCCATTATTCATTCTACCACTGTATACTCCATCGATTCCATGAACGTAACAGTTTGTTGAAACACAGCTTTTGTTAACATAGCATGAACCTATTTTAGAACCGTTTACTTGAGTTCCTTGATATAAATTACATGATAATAAATTTGCTGATTTTACATCTGACTGGAATATGTCGCATTGTGTAAGTTCTCCCATTATATTACATTTTATAAACTCGTAGTTCATAATATCGAAACAATAGGGTAGGTTACCGCCTTCAACCTGGATTCTTCCAGTATCGGAATCATAGTTAATATGTCCCTTATCTAATTGGCCATTGGTGAACAAGTGGACAACACGGTCTTTAATTTGAGGCCAGTAGATGTCAATAATATTCGGATCGTCATTTAAATCGATCTGTAAAGTAATATCTTTCCAGCCTTTATTGATGTTTCTCCAATCAAGTCTAGAGTTGATAATTTTTTTATTGTTCGTTAAGATTCTTTTTAGTTCAAGTTTATTATTACTAGAGAATCCTTCGCTTGTCGAAGTGTTCCATAATTGTAATAGGAATGAATCTAATAAATTTAAGATTTTTGATTGTTTTTTATGCCAATCTTCTCCTCCTAAATATCTAAACTCTAAATAATTCTTTGGTAATTTTTCAAAGTTTACACCGTAATACTTTGATTGAGGGAATATAAAATTAGTTTGATTAATATGGTTTCCGTCGTAGATATATGTTTCAGTTCTAGGCAAAATAAATTTAATTGACTTTGCGTACGCTGAATCTTTTCTCATTGGAAAAGCTTTCCAAACCTGCTCCTCCTTAAAATCTAAAATAAATTTAAGAGGACTCATTCTGGAAATTTGGTATTTGTTTCCAGTTAATTTAGGATCAAAACTTAAGTTAAGATGGATCGATGAACGGTCAGAAGTATAACCATTTTTATTAATCCAATCACATACTTTAATTATAATCATTCTAGCCTCTGAATAAGGCAAGGCGCCAGTAACTAATTCCATTAGTCCGGCGCCTCCACTCATATCAGGTTCTATCTTAAACTCCTTTTGATTTGGAGCAAATTCACTATGATGTTTCTTCTCGATTCTAATCTTCTTGCCTAGAACCTCAGCTAATTGCTTAGTTGTTTCTTCTAGACTTACATTTGCATAGAATTCGAATTCTACTCCTACGAGACCTTTTTGAAGAATCTCTGAATCACTTAGGTTAATCATTTACTGGATTTATATAGTTATGTTCACTATATATATCCTGTTAAGATTTAAACTAACTTTAGAAATACCTTCCTCGTTTCTTCTTCGATTCTAGTAATCACTACAGTTATTGGATCTCCCTTTTTAATATCTTGAATATTAATTCCTTCTAATTCGCTAGAATGTAAAAGTCCAGTAATTCCTTCCTCGATTTCAATAAATAAACCGTAATCTTTAATAGATCTAACAGTTCCTTGAACTTCTTGAGGTACAGTATATCTACTAGATGCTCCACTCCACGGATTAACATTAGAATCAGTTTTCTGAGTCAATGTTATTTTTGTAGTTGATATAATATCTTTAACAAAGAATGTAACTGGAGTTCCTGGATTTAAATTACCCTTAGCATAAAGTTCTGCTGTTTCGGTAGATAAATCATTGATGTGAATCATACCAGTTAAGCAACCATTAAATTCAACAAATACTCCGTATTTAGTCGAACCAGTTACATAACCTTCTTGTTCCTTCTCCATATTTGCTCTAAGTTCTTCAATATGTTGAGGAATCATTGCTTGTAAATATGCGCGATGTGAAACTACAATTGTACCTTTTTCTGGCGAGAATGAAACTGGAACAACATACATGTCCGTTCCGATTATAGATTCAAAGTTAGCTAGTTTATTAATACCTGCTAAAGATCCTGGCATGAAACATTCGATACCCTGTACTGTTACCATGTAACCTCCACCTGGAATCATTTTATCGATCCTTCCAGCGTATGCTGTGCTTTTGGTTTCAGCAGCTGCCATTAAATCATTAATGATTGCTTGTTTAGTTCCTTCAGTTACAGAACCAAGGCAGAATCCTTTGCTTGAACTATCATCGATAATTTTAACAGTAAATTCTTTATCTTTTTGAATCAACTCTTTAAAAGCAGGAGATTCTCGATCTAGATCGATGTAGATTAATTCTCTGTGACCAACATCAATAGTTGCCCATCTTGAATCCATTGAATATATTTTACCAACTAAGTGGTCGCCATTCGCAACTTTAGATATAAATTTCTCTAATGAGCCTTCATACATGTGATACATTTGCTGAGCATCTTTTGCTAAAGAATAAACTTTAACACCATGTGGTACTTTAACGTGTGGATTTCCTTTTCTCATTCGGCTAGGACAGCCTTCGGTGTGTGCATCCCAATCGAAATCTTCTAATCCTTGGGTCGGCAACTCTTTTGTTGTTTTTTGGATTAGGTCTTGTTTTTGTACTAATTCTTGTAGCATTTGTTTGTTTAAATTAAAAGTGAATTATGAGTTATATATCGAATTTAAAAAGCAGTTGGCACGAAACCAATCATCGGAACAGGACCACCTGGCGTCGGTATCTGTCCCATGTATATGAATTTTAATTGTAAGATGTGTTTTGCACAAGCTGCTGCAACTGCTGCTGCAACTGCTTTGGTTGCTGGTTGTAATAGTGGCTCAACTTTTGCTAATTTACCAGTATTCCATGCTCTTCTAAGATCCTTTGCTAAAGCCTTTTTACTTCCATAATATAGAGGTATATAAGTACCTGGTGTAGGAATCAAGCATGGTGGAACCGGAGGAGCAGATTTAAATGGTGCAACGGCGCAACTCATCCAATAATTAATTATTGCGCTTGCCATAGTATCGTAAGGATCATCCTTTCCATCTTCTGGATCGGCATCCTTCTTTTCGGAAACTGCAAGTTCATCAATCCATTGTTTTTGCAGAGCATGATACTTATCTCGATCTACCTTATAGAGTTTCCTTTTTGCTTCAATTCTATCATTCTCATTAGGTGTCGTTGCTTTATCATGCGTATTTTGGGTAACATCATCGATACCTTTTACATAACATAGTTTACAAATAAGAAAATCCGTCAACCAAGTTGGCCATACTTCTTTGTCATCTAAATGTTCTAATTGAATAATTTTTTTATTTAGAGGATTCTTTAAAGTAGTTTTAAGATTTGAATTCACGCGAAGATATTCAGCGTCTGATTCTGATTGTATGATAGCGTCTTTTTTTGATAAAAAAGAAACTAATGAAGTTTCAAGAGCATATCTTTCATTAGCAATTAATAATTCGTATTCTTTATTAATAGAGTATGCTGTCTGTAGAGTAGGCACCTTAGACTTGGTATTATAAATATTAGTATATTTTGTAGTGATCTGACTTACTATAGTTTTTCTATCAGTAACACCAAGTATTCTAGCACATTCGTCTCCTACCTTTTTACCGTATTCTTTTTCGTATCCTAATGAAAATCTAGTCAAAAATCTTACAAATTTAATATTGCCGTCATTTTGGTATAAAACTCTTTTAACAATCAATTCAAGTTTCTCATCTTCTGTTAAAACTAATTTTGGCTTTACAGCTCCATTAATAACTTCAGGTGGTTTAGTTGCATCTGTTGGAATATTAATTTCAACAGTTTGATTTAATTTATGTTGAGTATCTGGAAATGCAGAATCAACTACATTTATTAAAGTATATTTTAATTTTCCGGGAACGTCAGAAGGAACATACATTTTTACAAATCCAAATTCGTCAGAAGTAAGTTGAACCGGTTCTCCATCGTTTAAAGTATATGTAAATATGTAAGGCGCTACACCGCTTTTACCGGTGAAAGTTAAGATTGGTTGATCTTTTTCTATTGCTGCTCCGAAAATGTCAGCACTTGTTAATTCAGGTGGTGTTCCAATTGGTTTTGCTGGTTCTGGTTTAGGGGGAAAGAATTCATAGAAGTTAGTGTCTGGTAATTTATCACCCTTACTAACAACCCATTTTCTAAATTCAGCTGCTGCATCGTATTTCTTTGGAATTGGTAGTCCTTCTAATAAGTCAGCATAATTCCCATCTTTAATCTTATCTTCTAATGTAGGAGCTAAGGATTTAAATAAATCATTGAATGCTTTTTTGAATCCAATTTCTAATATCGTCTTTTGTCCAGAACTATGAAGATTTCCAAATGGGGTTTGTGCGGTTTTGACTGCATTAAAATATTCGTTTGCCACAAACGTACCAAAGTCATCTGCTCCTTTAGAAGATCGACTTGCTAGTTTTGATGATACGTTATTTATAAATAGTGGCCACTGTGCAGGCATAATGTTATATTTTATAAGATATTTATCCTAATTATTTACCTTCTTGCTGATATGGCTTATGTACTGGAGCCCATGGTTTAACAGGAGGTCCACTTGGACCGGTAGGAGTAGGATGTGTATGCGAATTATATTCAGACTTAAATGATTCTAAGAATTTTTCTAATGATTTACCCCTAACTGCAGGTTCTTTAGTATCTTCTGATGCCTCTCCAGTATTTGACAAATAAACATTACCAGCATCTAAAAAGATTTTAGTATCTGTGCTGATTTTGATATTGTTCTTCTCATCGATTTGTATTAGGGGTCTCTCCTTGGCACCCTTACCTTTTGTGATAATTATACCATCTTTAGGAGAATGATAGATTCTGATGCCACGTACTTCATCGTAGACTAATGAGATAGTTTGTTGTGCTTCATCTTCTGACAAGGCATCTAAAACCTCTGATTTTAAAATTTTACGTTGATTGACCTGATAGAAATATTCAGGATGGTATAAGTTACCATTATCAAAACGAACAGAAACAACGTCATCAACATTTGGAATTGCATGAGCACCTACAGTGCCTCTGTTTCCGCAAGCAGCCCAAGGAATATCAGCAGGTGGTACATTATCGAATTTACCAAAGACAAGAACTTTACATCTTCCATTTTTTAATGGGTCTTTGTTATCAACAACTTTACCGAGCCAATGGGTATCCCTAATGTTATCATTTCCTATTTCGTCGATTGTTGCCATGTATTATCTTTTATATACGTTTCCTATATTAATCAAAGCGTCTCGATTTGCTTTATTTAAGACGTCAACTAAAGGAGTTCCATTTAGAAAATGAACGTTCCTACCAACAGTACTTTCTATTGCAGCAGATATTTTTTTAATATCAGTTGCGGCATCTAATGCTCTTATAGCCTTTCCGTAAATATTTTCTAATGTTGGAATTCTACGATTAACTAGTCTACGTGCTTCAATTTCAGCCTCTTCGGCTTTAAACTTAGCCATTCTAGTTAAATCTTCAGTTGCTCTTTTACCAGTTTCTTTTAGTTTATCTTTAGCTTTATTCTTAAGGTTTTTCATTCCCTTAGCTAAATTCTGCTTCATCGATAATTTTTGAGCCTGCGCTGGATCAGCTGCGCTCATACCAGCTTCTAGTTCTGCTATTTCCTTAGCAGTATCTGGATCTAAACCAGCTTCTGGATCCATTTGCCTTCTATCAAGATCGTTGTACTTATTTTCTAGTTCAAGGACTGGAACAATAGTTTCTTTTTCAGCAACTATATTTTGTGTTGCATCTTTCTTTGAAATATCTTTAGATTGAAATATTGCACCGTTAAGGGCTCTTGCATCAACTCGATATACTCTATTGTAGTTAATTATAATCTCATTTGTTGCTGCTTCTGGAGCTGCTGCTGATAAATCAGCTAGTGCCTTATTACCGCTAATCATATCGAATTCGCAAAATCTAAGTTCAAACATAAAGAAAGGTCTTAAGTTTTCTCCGGTTAATACACCGGCAGCTGAATTATCATATAAACCTCTAACATCTGAAATAAACAAATACATTGTAAATTTTCTTAAATTAGGAGGTAGAATATAACGCCAATTAGATTCATCCCATACGGCTTTACGATATAATTGCATTAGACCTGAGATATTTAAATTAATAGTCTCTAAACAACCGATAGTTAACTTAGCATCGTCACCTCCAAAGAAAGGATTTTCAGGAGTAAATTGAACCATTCTTTCAACTCCAGCAAGAGATTGCCAATGCCACGGCATTTCAGAATTAATTTTATATAAAGCCTCTTTAAAGGCTAATAAAGAATCTAATTTATGTTGATACTTTGCAGGATTTTGATTAACTAAATGTTTTTTCATAAAACCAGCAGCCTCTCCATTAAATAGTGGAGAAGTTAGTTGCATATCAAATAATAGTGTAAATGAAAGATATGTAGGATCTTGATATGCAGACATGTCAGTACCCGTAATGTCTCCTTTTTTAAAGAGACCTGATTTTCTAAACGATGGTAAATCTATGAATGCTGACATGTGTTATATATTGTTTTTAAAAATTAGTTTATTGTGTTAAGCTTACTAGGCCATTCTCTTCTTAAAAGAGTTATTTTCTGTTGGATTCCTGCGCCGGTATCAGAATCATACATATATTTAATATCTTCTACAACATAATATCCAGTGTGAAATTCATCCATTGCTATCTTACCTTCACTTTCAGCTTCAAAATCTTCTCCATATTCTTCACCAACTGTTGCAAACCCTTTTTCTTTTTTCTTTTCTTTCAATGATTTTAATCTAGCAACTTCAGTATCATTATAGGCTACAACAAAAACAGGAATCTTCATATACATGTAGATACTTGGATTAATCTGATCTAGAGTTACTTCCATTTTAATTTTGGTAGACTCATTATAATTCATTTTATTTTGAATCGCTGCATAATAATGGTGAATACTCATATTGCCATGAGTTTTATCAGCATCAATCCTACCTACATATTTCTGTTTAACTTCGTCTTCAAATCTAGTATCGTCTTCTTTTCCTCCACCATCTTTTCTACGACCTCTTAGAGGTTCTTCAATGTCAGACATTTTTTTACTAGCCATCGATTCAATATCAAAAGAAACTAGACCCTCATCACTATCGTTTTCAAAATATTGCATTTTGATTTTATAACCCATCCGTGCTGTTTTTTCACCAGACTCGTTAATTACTTTAAATGATTCAAAGAATTTCGGACTAGCTTGATATTCAGGATGATTTGTAATTAACAAAGGACCTTTAATTACGTTAGCGCTATCGTCATCACCCGGATTCTTATTAAAATCCTCTTGTAACTTTGAAAAGTAGCTTAATTCTAAATCATTTTTAGAATTAAAAACTTTATTTAGATCAACGTAATTCAAATGGTAATATGGATCAACTCTACATACAACAAAGCTCTCATCATCGATATAACCATGCTTTACAATATCTTCTATAAATTTTGCCTTTGAAATGTATGGGCAAAATCTTGACATTTCATCATCTGTCTTGTCAATGTTAGTAGCAAATCCTAATTTTAATTCAGTTGCAATTTCTTCTAAATGATCTAATGAAGTTTTCTTACCATAACCTTTAGATTCTTCAGCATAAAGTTTTGGTATTTTTAATCTTCCAGATATTCTGTATTCTCCTCCTGGTAATGATTGCGGATTTTGACCACCCTCGGGTGCAGCATTTGCACTACAATTAATAATATCAAAATCCATTCTAATATCTTTAAAGACATCAGTTTGTCTAGAAGCTAGCCTAACACTTACAACATCACCATCTCTTGGAATAGAATCTCCTTTAAAATAGTTATTAGTGTCCATAAATGTAAGATATACTTCAGGAATAAATCCTGACATATCTATTGAAAGAGTGTTAATGTCAAATTGTTGTAAATCAATTTCATTAATTCTAATAGCAGGTGTAATTCCACCATTTTCCTTAGATATTTTAATTCCACCTGGTTCTTCTTCTTTTCCAGAATCATAAACCATCGGATCCAATTTTAAAGTTGGTTCAGTAATTACGAGTATATGTCTATCTAAATCACTTGCCATTAAGCGTCTTTATTTGTATTGTTAATTGTATTAATCTTTTGTATTTCTCCTGGAAAAGCCTTGTTAGAAGTCAACAGAGCAGTGGTTCTATCCGCCGAAGAAGGTAAGGCAGCACCAACTATTAATTTTCCGTTTTCAATAATGACGTTTTTTTGATCTGTTTGTAAAACATTAGGAGGTAGGATTTCTTTAGCACCGTTAGGTTTTAACGCAGCTTTTCTCTTAAGATAATCTAATCTATTCTGATCTTGTATAGGAAGTCTTTTAGTTTCAACAAACCTGTCTCTGACAACATTTGATTCTGACATTCCGATCCCTGGTTTTTTAAATGTTTTTTGTAAAACATCCATCGGTGGAATATAGAGAATATCTCCTTCAGCTATTGAAAATGGATTTGAAATACCATTAAATTTTAAAAGCTGATCGACATAATCAGCAGAATTATAAACATTTAATGAAATAAGATCGATTCTTCCGGCATAATATTCTTCCACGTTAAAAACGCGCGATATTTGTATATAATCTGGGAATAATAATGTTGGTTCAGTCATGATGATTTTATCATCAATCTCTGAAATTTTCTTGTTTTTTAATGTTTTCATTAGTCAGCTGCAAATTTTCTGAACGCGTTATCGATTTCTCCAGCAGGATTTCCTTCACCATTAAGGTTAACTGCAGATGAAGTTTTTTCGCCATATCCCGATACGTCTCTTGTTTTATTAATATTAACACCATCGTGTGGTTTAAGATAGAATCTACCTCTTCCGGCATTAAACATACTTTCAATGTCGGTTTTATCTCTTGGTCTTCCAGGTTTTAGGGTGATTTCTACTTCCATTTCTTCTGGAAAATCTTGAACACTATTACCACCTTTAAAAGATACTTTAGTTCCAGTGCAACATAAGTTACCCATAACCATCATAGGATTTAAAGGATTTCCAACCGTTATGTGCCATTGTCCAGTGGCGTCTCCTGTTAATAGCGCGTTTGCTACCATAGGAGCTTGGGGCGAATTAAATAAATCTTGTAACGCACCACCTATTAAGTTTTTTGCTAGGTTAGATCCGCCTAACCCGTTTTTCTTAATGTCATCAACTATATTCGTTGCCATTCCTTGCAAGTCTGTCATTACCGATTTTAAAAATCCTCCGTAATTTCCTGCTTGTAATAATGCTGCATTACCAAACGGTTTACCAACTGAACCACTACCTAAATATCTAACTTCTCCTCCCCAGAACGGAGCAGTAGAATAAGTTAGAGCTAAAATGTTTGCTAATTGATCCATAAACAAGACTTTTGGGTTTGCACCAAATAGTCCTTTCATTTCATAATGAAATTTAATAGTAAACTCTTTTTCAAATTTTAATCCGTCCGGACCTCTAGTTAACATAGTAGTAATCTTATTATAAGGTCCAAATATATGATTTGGATATGTACCTTTTAATGGATCAAAGCCTGAACCGGCTGCTTCTACTCCTCTTGAATTACCAATACCTTGACCTGCAGAGGTAAATGCTTTACCTACCGCAGTACTTAATAATCCTCTACCAAAAGATCCACCAGAATCATTACTATTATTTGAAGTAACCTCTTGAACATCTGCCTTTTGTTCAGCCCAATCATAACTATAATTTAGTGAAAGTATTTCATTTAAAGAGTTTCCGGTAGCTTCTGACATCCAAGTTACCGCTCTTGCTATATCTGGACTTTTCGTTTCGTTAAGTTTTCCATCTGATCCAATTGTAGCTGGTGTAATAATATCATCCTCTACTGGAAATGGAAATCTTCTAAGAGTAATCAAATAATTGTTTGGTATTTTACCTAGATATTTACACATTGCAAAATCAGCATAATCATACTGATAACCTAAATTACCTTTTACTTCCTTCGAACGTTCAATAATATTAGTAATAGTAGGTTCAATTATAGTAGTTATATCGATTAGATTATATTCTCCTTCATTTAACGCGGCTTTTGCCCGGATTCCAGTCAATGGAGTACCTCGATATTTCATTAAAGTGTATCTGTTAAATGAAGAGTATGGTAGTTTACCTTCTGATATTTCTGGTCCATCTGGACCTTTTTCAGACTTTACAAGTACTTTCTTTCCAGTTTTTTTATCCTTTTCAAAAGTCTCTTTAGAGTCTCCAGGTGGTTTAAACTTATATGACTCTACTGAATTATTAGTATACATCTTATTATCCCCAGGAATTCCAAAACCGTCTTCTACTAATTTTTTATCAAAATTAAATGGATTGTTTTCGGTATTTGCAAAGTTCGAACTCTTACCAAAGTTTGTAATTGGCTCAATAGGACTAGTTGTATTCTCTGATTTTAAAACATCAGCTGGCAAATCGTTAGATCCATAGGTTGTTTTTGTCGCATCTTTACTGTCAACAATTGTATGTTTTCTTTTTACCGCACCCGCTGGCTTCGAAGCCTTTTTAGGATCTTTTCCAATATTATATGCTCTCTCATACGTATCCTGCGCGGTTTTAATAAGTGAATCTACTATTTTAGGCATTAAATTCCATCTTTTTTTAATAGGCAGTATCTACCTATCTTATATATTCATAATACACGAACATACTCTTTCTCTAATAATCCCAGAGCTCGGAATAATGGCATCTAATATATGATGGTATATTTATCTGGATTCCAACTTTGTACTTTTTTCTGAATCGCGTATTAAAATCAATATCTTCGCTGGTTTCTGTGGTATCTCTCCATTTAATATCATCGACATTTTTATGGATAAAAAGCCATGGAGCCATAGTCAGCATTCCAGGTTTCATCGCACTAATAACCCATTCGCTATCAAGACCTTTGATTTTATATAATTCATGGTGGTTTGTCGCATACATTGAAGGGGTTTCAGGCCAAGTAGCAATTACATTATCATACCATGATGCATTTGTATAAAAATCTAGATTTGGCGTTTTATTAAATTCCTGTACTATTAATTGACAATGATTCGAGAGTAGGAAATCATCAGAGTCCATGTAAGTTATTAAGTCTCCGCCGGCTAGGGTAATTCCAACTTGTCTAGGAACTCCGCGGTAATATTTTTTACCATCAACAAGTTCATACATATTTGGAATTCCTTTTTTATCGACGAATGCGTATTTGATTTTAGGGTCAGATTGAAATAGTTCCATATAGGTTTTATGAACTATCTCACATCCGTCGCTGACAATAATCAATTCTATATTTTCATAGGTTTGATTCTTGAAACTAGAAACTGCCCTTATGAATTTATCAACTGAATTTATTCGTGATCCAGGATAGTCTCCTAGATATGCCTGCATAATAATAGAAATCTTTGGTTGTAACATTATCCCTTGTCTATTTTATCTAATTCTACCGAATCAGGTCTATATAATAATTTATCAAAATAATTCTTTTGATCGGGAAGACGTTCGCCTAAGAACTTGCCAAGTGCTATCGTGAACTCATCCTTGACATGATAGTAATATTGTCCCTTTGAATATGATGATCTGTTGGTCATCTCGTATAACTCCTTTAAATGTTTTTCAACAAAGAAGTCATGTAAGTTTATAAATAGCTCGTTTAGTTCGATCTTGGTTCTGACACAAAAGATAGAGTCGACCATAAACATGTAACTCTCCCATTTTTCAGAAAATACTCTCTCCAGATCTTCAATCTTGGAGTATTCTTTTCTACTTAAATTAATTTTAGTTTGTTTTCCGTCAAAGCCTCCATCGAATGTTAGGCCAAAGAAATATCGTTTAAGAAAATCGATATCATCGAACATTTTGTCGATCTTGAGCATGTACTTTGGCATGTTCTCATCGAACTTGACATCGTAGATTACTGCTCTTACTGGAAATAGAATATTTGGAAATCTTTTATTAGAAAGCAGAGCATGGATTTTATCACCTTTGGTAAATAATTTATGCTTTATCATTTATTAAGTATTCAATGTTATCGAATTGAGTTAATATGTCGTCTTCGATTTCTTTAGTTTCTGATAGGACTATTAAATTAAATTCAAAGTCTCTATAATAGAAATCAGTAACGATCTCCTTGAGATTTGAGACTGTTACTGGTTCTAAGTTTTTAAATAGGTATAATATTCTTTGATCTGTGTGAAAGATTAGTGCTGCTTCTAAAGTTTTAAAAATATGAAGGCCAACGACCGACGGGTTCGGTTCCTCTCCATAAGGACAAGATTTTGCTAATTTGCTTGAAATAGCATAGTGGTCAATTATTGTATTATATTCAATTTCTATTCCCTTTGTGAAACGAACATAATCTCTTCGTTGATCTGACCAAACGCAGTCGATTATTAAACTCATGATTTTTTAAGAAGGGATTCGAGCGTTTTAATTCTTTTCTGAAAAGAATTAATTTTGGCTTCGATTTCAGCCAAGGTAGGCTGATAATGGTCTCCCCAATCCTTTATTATTTTTATTTGATCCGAATCCTTGGTACTTCCAAATTCTAAACCGCAATCTTCAGAAATCTCATATAGAAATTTAATCTTATTTTCGCTAGCATTATCGGATTCGAAATCATAAACAACAACTGAACTATATCCTTCACCAGCAGCGTTGGCATTATCCTCTTCCACGCTTTTTATAACGCCGTTATCGGCTAATTGTACGGTGATGACTTGCATAAATAGTTGTTATTTGTTTCTAGCTAATCTTAATTGACTAGCTTTTGCACTAAGCTCTCTTGATTTTTTCTTATCTTCGCGATAAGTTTCTTTATTCTTTACTGCCATTAATGACCAAGATTCCTCTAATAAAAGAATTTCTTCAGCATTGTAGCCAAGTTCAGCCCATAATTCTTTTTGACGATCTAGAATAATTTGAAGTTGATTCTCCATTTGATCCATCGCGTTTTTGGTGTTTTGTTCATGGATCATTTCACCATCTTTAGCACATTTGTCGTACCATGCTCTAGCTTGAGGTGATCCGAATCCAAACATGTTTTTTACTTTTAAATAACCGGCACGCTTGTACATGTCACGGCGTTGTCTTCTGTTGGGTGTTTCGTTATTAGTCATTATAATAATTGTTTAAAAATTTTAGTACTTCTTGGTTAATATAGTTTTGAAGTTTATCTATCTGTATTTGAGAGGTCACTACCGTAGAAATAGTATTTAGCATCTCTTCTTTAGTCTCATCTCCGTTTTCTAATAACATTGAGAAAACTTCATGTTTTGGTAGATTAATATTTAACTTAATATCTACCGTTTCAATATTCTTTGAAGATAGTTTGATAATTAATTTTTCTAATGGAGAAGTTTCAACCTGTTTTACAATCGGTTGAATTGATACTGGTTTAGTAGGTTCGATTATCGGTTGTGGAGAAGAACCTAACATTATTTCGTTTGCTGGTGGAAATGGAAGATTGTTAATATCGTGTACAACTTCCATGAATTCATTTCTAAGATTTTTAAAGATCCTTGATCCGTCTTTAAAGATAAAAAAGTCATTATCTTCTGACTCAACTTCTACAACCTTACCAAAATCGTCGCCCTTTTTCCATTGAAATCTTTTAACCTCTGGAATCTTAGTTTCTTTTTCTATAACTTCTGTGCTCATTTCTTTTTTAGGATTAATTTTTATTAATTTACTAATCTTCGATAGTATTGAATTCTTTATCAGATTCATTGTATTTTTTCATGAATTTTTCTATAAATCTCTCTGATTGTTTTCCTTTTTCTGACCCCATCCAGCACTCAACTCTTTTAATATACATGTTGTAAAAGTAGTGAGAACCCTCGTTCTTCAGTTTATCTTCTAATATTGTCACATCCTCTGGATAGTGTCTTATGTTAAATCCCATATTAATATAATATATTTATTCGTTATTCCAAACTACGTCCTGGTAGACAGTAATTCCAGCTTTTGTCAGTAGATCGACCCCGCTAGTATCTCTATAATCTTCGCAATAATGTACCTCAACTATTCCAGCCTGAATGATTAATTTAGAACAATCAAAACAAGGCATCGTCGTCGTATAAAGAGTAGTTCCAACTGAACTAATTGTTGATTTTGCTAATTTACTGATCGCATTGGATTCAGCATGTAGAACTTCTCTCTTAGTAACAAATCTATGGCAAGTACAACTATTATCATGTGGCATCGTCCAACCCATATCTTCTAACATCATAGCAGCATCTGGATTATCATAATGTCTCGTTTCAACTTCTTCGCATTCATTCTCAAATCCATGGGGAGTACCATTGTACCCAACACTAATGATTTGACCGTCTTTTACAATAATGCAGCCAACTTTTCTACGCTCAGCATAGCTCAGTTTCGCGATTTGGTAAGCGATCTGCATGTATATCTTATCTATTGGGATTCTAGGCATATTAAATAAAAAATGGATCTGAATAATTATATTCAGATCCATGATTTAGTTTATTTTAAATAGATTTTATTAGTCTGCTGACTTCTCTTCGGCATCTGCCGGAGTTTCTCCATTCATTGTTATTTTAATTTCTTCAATTTTATTAGAGAATGCTTCTTTAATCATATTAAGCGCTGCTTCGTAAGCTTCTTCGCCATATTCTTCTTTACAATCTTTACAAGCTTTAGCAGCTAAACCAGCAACTAGAGCAGCATTTTCGCACATATAAGCTTCTATAGTATGATCGTCATGTGCGTCTGTTTCCCAAGCCTTAGCTTCAACAACAACGCTTTCATAACATTTCTCTAATATTTGAGAAACTTCTTCAGCTTTTTCTTCTTCTTTAGTTTCTTCGGCTGGAGCTTCTTCAGCTGGAGTTTCTTCGGCTTCGTTAGTTTGTACTTTGTCAGCTTCAGTTTCAGTATCTTCAACATCAGATTGCTCTGGAGTGCTTACGTCCTGAATTTCTTTTTCGATTTCTTCAGAGCGGTCCATTTCGGAAACAAACTGATCAAATGATTTATATCTCATTTCTTTTAATTTTTTTTGATTATTAAGTATATATTACAAATTTCCGTCCTTTTCTGGAGTTTTGCCAATAGTGTAGCCTTCAGGGCAATGGCCCCATATTAATAAAGACTTAAGCCATCTGGTCATTTCTCCATCTCTGAAGAAATAGGGTGCTTTCATATTCTTCTTCATTCCAATCATTCGACTGTTAAATGAAACTTGTTTGCCACACCAAAACCACATCGTAGGGGTCCAATTCTTTTCGGCATCAGAATAAGATTTTCCGGTTGGGATCATCTTAATTAACATTTCAGCGGATTCTTTTCCACTGTCGATGTCATTTGCCTCAGCTTCTTTGCTTGTTAAACCAGCATCTTTACCGTCATCTTCTCTAAAGTTCTTAATCTGAGCAGGAGTCATATTAATTAACTTGTTCCACTCAGTCCAAGTTTCTTTAGAAGGTTCGGCAGAACGGTCTTCAGCTTCGAATAAGAATTGATTGAACGATTTAATCATTAGTCTTTGGCTTCTTTTTGTACTTTCTTTTAGGCTTAGCAACTGGAGCATCGGTTTTAATAACCTTTTCTTTTACTTCTTTAGGAGTAGAAACTTTAGCATTTTCGTGTTTTGCATTAAGTTCTTCTATAAAGATTTCAGTACTGTTCTTTCGATCAGCGAATTTGCCAGTAATTCTATATACGATATAGAGTAACGCTGCTAAAATAGTGATTGTAAATAAGTTCATAATTTTAAATTTTAGTTCTTTTTATATATCATTAAAACAAAAAGAGCCCTTCCGAAGAAGGGCTCTAACCAACATAAGAAGCTGTTACTATGACTTGGGTGTTTGACTTTGTTCGTCAGTAGGAGTATTTTGTTTAAACAGTACTTCTAATGTCGCAATTAGGCCGTTTGCTTCGTCTACTTTTCTGACTAGTTTATCCATCTCATCAATGATTTGAGGATGCTCGCCAATACCAACTGAATTACCAAAGTAAACTTCCATAGTAGCTAGTGCTTCTTTCTTTTGAGCTTCATATCTTGCGAATAAAGCTTCTACCTTTAATGATGACATATTCTAATTTTTATTTGTTATGATAATTATATTTGATCGACTAAAATTGTTTCATATTTTTTTAGATAACTGAACAGAGCAAGGTCTTTTGCTTTAGCTTCTAGATCGACATCGATAGACAAGCCATAAGAATTTACCTTTTCGTAGATATGATCGGCATGGGCACGATTGACAACTGAAGAATCTTCGTGAAGTTTTTTACATGAACTATAATGAACTAGCTGACGAATACCTTCTGGCCAAGTAGTGGCTGCGAGGTGGAGTGCATCTTTTTCTGGCATAGGATCGTCGTAGCACCAATGGTGGTGGTAGTCAAATACGATTGGAATACCGGTAGCAGGAGAAAGAATATTACATAAATCTTCGATTGAGTATTGATTCTTTTTATCATCATTTTCGACGGTAAGACGGGTTTTTACTGATTCGTCTAGAGTATGGAATGCCTTGATAAAACGCTGAATCGAATCTTCTTTACCTTCTGCAGTAGTATTGATATGAATATTGATCGCAGCATAAGGAGTCCTAGGAGTGCCAATCAAATCCATGATTTCGCCATGCTGATTAAGTTCTTTGATAGAACGAGCAACAACATCTGGATTCTTACTAGCAATTACGCAAAAATGGCCAGGATGGAGTGTTAACCGCTGACCTGCATCGGCTGCAATTTTACCAGCACCTCTTAGTAAATTAGAAATCTTAGCATAATCAGGTAAGTCTTTAAGCTCGTACTCGGACATCCATGGTATCATATCAGAAGACATTCGGTACAGCTTGACGCCGTGTTGATTATTCCATTTAATGATTTCGATGAGGTCTCTGACGTTGTTGAGAGCAAGCTCGCTAGCATAACTTATACCCTTTTGTTCAAAGGTTCTTTTAATCATACCACGGCCAATTGTAATACCTTTCTGCTGCTGTAGGGTTAGATTGATACAGCAATATCCGAATCTTGTTTTTTCCATTAGTCTATAAATTCGCCAATAACATTATTTCGCCACCACTTTTTGAATTTAGAATCATCGGGCATTTTAGAGATTCTAGTGTCTAGTATGAACGGACCTACTACTATAATAAGTCCAATAATTATATAAAGAATTAGTCCCATTGTTTCTCATATTTGTACCAATAGTCAGCTCCAGCGCAATCCATTAAAGAATCTAGGATAACAATATCCATGTCCTTACCGTTGATGTTGTTAATAAAATCGTAAATTAGTTGATGCGCTTCTTCGACATCTTCTGTTAATTGAAATGCGGCTTCGTTAAGGGCTGACATGGCGCGCATTGTAACTGAATCATTATCAGAAAATCTCATACCAGCATAGAAATCTCCGTTAGGCGCGATTGCATCGATCTCTCTAAATATGTCTTCGTTAGTATTCCTTAATCGATAGACACTGATTGCAGTTTCTATGATTGGTTTAATTTTACTAGTATCTGGCCAAGGATGGCAGCCTGATAGTCCGTTTGCTTTTACGTTTGATGCTTCGATTTTTTTCATTTTATTTATTTGTTATATGTAAATATAAACATTTTTCTTGACATAGAAAAACTTTTGTTCAATTATTTTTTAAATTTTTTGCCACGAACAGTTGTATGGATATGGATTGCCCATGTATTAAAGTCCATTTTCTTGAAAGAGTCGGTGGTTTTCATTATTCTCGGTTGACCAGGAATTGGATAATCGACAGGTTCTCCAAGAATTTCTCTTTTAAACAGAATGTCTTTGATTAGGTTTATCATAGTTGGTTTTATTTTTTTACGAAAATCATTTCCTCTTCCCATGAACCAGATTCTAATTCTAAATTAACACGGTTGAGAGCATTTGTATATTTCTTTGGGTTGCATGCCATATCTACGGCAATAGTGGTAAATTCTCCAGAATCAGAAGGATCGACATTTAAGAATCCACAATATTCAGGATGGTTTTTATCTAACTGATAGTCTCCGCTAATCATGTTTAGATATTGTTCTAATTGAGTCATATTATTTAGTTTTATAAAGATCAGTTGCCGAGAATGAATATCCAACGGTGTATTTACCATTAGTACCTTTGACTAGATACCTACGACATCTGCGTCTAACTGATGGATTTGTTAAGTTTACTAAATGATGATTGAATGAACTACTTCTAGTGTATTCAGGTTTTCCTTGGCAGATTGTCTGGTAATGAGTGTCCATTTCCTTATAAGAAACTTCACCATTAAAGTATACGTAATCTAAGATTTCCTGAGTGATCCAACCATGTTGTCCTTTTTTTAATCGCTTATTCATGTTATTGTTTTAATTTGTTATATGTAAATATAAACATTATTTTTCAATCGGTAAAACTTTTATTCAAAAAGTTATTAACAATTTTAAAATAAATCTTCTATGTTCGTTACGTCTTCGATGGCAACCTTGTAGATGTCTCCGATTTTAGTCATTACCTGACAGTTAACTACAAACTTTTTAATTACTGTACCATAAACTGCTCCTCGGTTAGACCAACCTGAGTAGTTATCATGGTATCCTCCAGGAAGATTACCGATAAATGTTACTTTAGATCCAATTTTGATTGGAGTTTTAACTTCTGCTTCTTTTGCTGTTTTAATAAGAGTTGCCATTGTGTTATTGTTAATTTGTTATATGTAAATATAAACAAAAAACTCGACATAAAAAAATGCCGAGTGAATTATTTTCAAAAAAGTTATTAACATTATTTCCAAAAGATCTGGACGCAGATTATGATAAATGAGAGTATCAAGCAGATTAGGGTCTTGGCATTTAGAGCCTCATCCATCATGAAGTAGGTTAATATTGAAAAGGAAATCATACCCATGGTAAAGCCAATAAATCTACCGGGCCATAATTGACCATCGTAATGTTCTGCAATTAATCTAGTAGCCTCTATAAAAATGTAGGATATTGTCGAACCTCCGATTATAGCAATTAATAATGGATTCTTTTTGCACCATGTCCAAAGGAATTGACCGTTTGTCTGAAACCAAATAAGAGATTGTCCAAGTAAAAATAAGAAGATTCCATAAATTAATGCTCTCAAAATAAAGACTCGGTTTTTGTAGTCAAATGAGATATAAAACTTGGTCTATGCTCAACAGATGGGCCAACTTCTTGAATAGCAGTAATATGTTGTTTGGTTCCGTATCCTTTATTCGAACCCCATCCATATACTTTGTTCTCTTCGGTTTCGTTTAAAGATTTCATTAAATTATCTCTAGAAACCTTAGCAAGAATCGAGGCGGCAGCAATAGAAGTATATTTGTTATCTCCACCGACAATAGTGGTGTAACTCTTATCTTTATAACCGTGGAATTGGTCACCATCGATTAAGACAAAGTCAAAATCAACTTCAGCCTGAACATTTTCAAGAGCCTGATTCATTCCAAATAGAGTAGCCTTTAGGATATTCATAGTTTCAATATGGTTAATATCGATATGAACGACTGAATATGCTATTGCGTTTTCTAAAATGATTTCATGCGCAGTTTTCTTTTGAGCTTCTGAAAGCAATTTAGAATCTTTAACCAAAGGATGAGAAAAGTCTGAAGGCATGATACATGCTGCAACGGTTACTGGTCCAGCTAATGCTCCTCTTCCTGCTTCGTCGACACCAACTTCAATTAAGTTATCTTCGGTATTGTACTTTGATTTTAACTGTATTAATCCCATAATTAGTTGATTGACGCTTTTAAATTTTCGTAAATATTCTTATATAGAGCATGTTGATTTTGGAATATCTCCTTCTCCATTTCTTTTCTAATGTCTTCAATATGGCTTCTAACGTAACCGACCATTTTATCTCCATCAGAACTATTTACCGATTTTGATGCGTAGAATTTGTGATTAGTAATTCTAACACTTTCGAGATCTAGCACGATAAAATAGTCTAGCTTCTTGTTCTCAAGATAATAAGTCTGACTTATCGGCGCAGTTAAGAACTTCGTATCAGGGTGGTTAACCATCGCTCTAACAATGGCATAAATGAATTTAGTATCTTCGGACATTCTAGAACGACCACCGGTGATTTTAATAAATCGAATCTTTGCTCGAGTTATTGCTCTTTTAAAAGAATGAAAGCTCATATAAATTTGTCTATGTTAAACATGTACAAATTATATGAGCTTTTTTTAAAAAGTTTATTAGGAATATTACTTATGATTGTCGTACTTCCACTTCTCATATCGGCGTACAACCTCTTGTAAGATTTCTGCACGAACAATATCGCTTTCACCAAATTGATGTACTCCAACCCCTTTAACGCCAGTCATCAGTTCAATAAATTGAGGTAGAGAAACTTTGCTTCTTTCGATATCATATTGACTAACGTCTCCGGCAATTACAACCTTGCTATCTTCTCCCATACGAGTAATGAATAACATTAGTTGTTTATAATCAGCATTTTGAGCTTCGTCTAGAATCATGATGGCATCGTCAAATGTATCTCCTCTCATATAAGCTAGAGGCTGAAATTCTACAGCTCCGCTGCTTAGTAATTTATGAGCTTCACTGAATCCGATAATTTTTTCAATATTTGATGTAAATGACTTGATATAAGGTGCAATCTTTTCATCAATTGTACCGGGTAGGAAACCTAGCTTTTCTCCAGCTTCTTGGATCGGCTTTGTCAAGATAATTCTTTTGATTTTCTTTTCTCTAAGTAATTTAATTGCAGCATAACATGCTGAAAAAGTTTTAGAAGTACCTGCAGGTCCATAGCAAAATGTAATCTGATTTTTAAGAATAGTATCAACGTATCCTTGTTGTGATTCTTTTAAATAAATTCTGTTTAGAGAATTCTCAGTGCTAGTTGTGCTAACCCTTGTATTAGTAGCTTTTCTTGTCATTCGTTTTTGTTGTGTTTAATCTCCTGCCATTATGACAAGAGCTTTGAGTTTCATTAATGTGTCACACTTCTCATACTCTTCTAGAGTTTCAAAGTATTCAATTAGTAATTCTATAAATTTGGAGCGTTCTCCCATGCTGTGCGGTATTTCAATAAGATCCTTTCCTTCTTGGAACACAACGAAACGATTCACTGTTTTCGTGAAATTGCGGGTGAGAGTGTAGTAGCTTGCTCTCATCACGTTGTCTTTTTCTCGGCTTGAAATATTATTACTCATTCGCAGGTAAAAATCTTTTTATACATTATATATTTACCGGATACTCCGGAATGTTAACTATATTAACGTATTCTATGATTCTTTTTCTGCATTTGTCCTAAGGGATTGGACATAAGATGCTTTACGAAACTCATCTCTTTTCTCTACTGATTTCTTAGTAAATTGTTGACGATCTTGCAAGTTTTTTATTTGTTTTGTTTTAATAACTTTGCGTTTATACTGTTTTAACGCTTGTTCTATATTTCCGTTTTTAACTTCTATTATTAACATGCTTCTAATTCTTTTATTATTTTTTTAAGTTCTAAACACTTCTCATATTCCTCCTTGGCCTCAAACCAGTTTATAATAAAAGTTATTGCTTCAATTTTTTGTTCTAGTGTCGAAGAACTTTTAAGTGCATCTTGTGTTTTATTAACGATAGCATCATATACCATGTCCATCATTTTCTCTCGTGACGCTTTTTTAATACTATTAAAAAAACTAAAACCATCGTCATCTAAAGGTAAATCATCTTCTGTCATTCCAATTCTTTAATTTTTTTAACTAAGTCCAACTGTGCTTCTGTTAGACCATGAAAATTAGCATGTACTTTAACCATTAGATTTCCATACTCATTGTTCTTACTGTTATATATTGGCATTCCTTTTCCTGGAATTCTCAATACTCTACCAGATGCTGTTTTGGCTGGAACGTCTATTTTATATTTGCCAAATGGAATTTCTACTTCAATATTGGCTCCTAAAATTAAATCATAAAAATGAAGGTATGCATCTACCCATATATCGCTTCCTTGTAGAATTAACGAATCATCTGGATTAATATTAATATTGATAATAAGGTCTCCCCGTTGAGCGTTACTATTAAACCTATTGTAATCTCCTCGACCGTATACTTTCAATACCATTCCATTATGTATACCTTTTCCAAAATCTACTCTAACCGAATCATGGCCAAAATCAAAAGTTTTAGTACATCCATTATAAGCTTCTGCTATCGTAAATGTTGCTCTAACAGTAACATCTGCTCCTTTAGATTCTTTTCTTGTTCCGAAATTTTTGTCAAAGTCTCCAGACCAATTACCATATTGGTTAAATATGTCCTGAAAATTAAACTCTTTAAAGGTAGATTTTCCGTCATATAGATCACGCTTAGCTTGATCAGATAATGTTTCGTACGCAGTTTGGATCTGTTGAAATTTATCAGTAGCTCCTGGATTATTTAAATTCCGGTCTGGATGGTGGAGTTTTGCAAGATTTCGGTAAGCCGATTTAATCTCTTCCTGTGTTGCTGTCTTTTGGACTCCTAATACTTGATAATAATTCATGTTTGTCTTTATTAAGCTGTCCTTTTCGCATTTCAATTATACTCTTCTTGTGGTCGCGTTCAATAACGTCAGCGATTCGCTTCAGTTGGGCCGTGAGTGCAGCCATCGCTTCTAATAATTTTGGTTCTGTTGCCATAATTTTCTTATTTAAAATATATGTATCTCATAAAAAAAGGAAGCTTATGCCTCCTTTAGTTCTTCGAGATACGATTGTATAGTTTTACATTTCTCGTATTCTTCAGTTTTAACAAACCAGTCTAACATAAAAGATAGTGTATCTTTTAGTTGATTAGCGTTTAAGTTAGTTAATTTCATTTGTCGAACGTCAATTCCTTGCGTTTCAATTGATTTGAAATTAGCTCTAACCAGTTGGTCGATCACATCATAGTAAGTTGCTTTTACTTCGTTCGCTTGCATAATCTGTGTTATTTCGTCTTGTTCAGTTTCTTCGTTGAAATTATCTTCGAAGTCGTTATAATCATTTTCGTACATAGTATTTATTTTGATTTTATAATGTAAATATAAACAATATTTTTCAAACGGTAAAACTTTTGTTCAAAAAGTTATTAACAATTTACGCAGACCTAATCGGTTGCATATTGGCAAACTTTAAAACTAAACTACCGGCAGCTTCAATATCTTCTTCGCAATAGTTTTTGATCTCTTCTATTTTACCAGCATAGAATGCAGCTCCGACTTCTCCAGCCTGCATGTCGTCTTTAGGATTCTTAATTCCCAATAATAGACATATATGAGCTAGTGCAGCACTTGACCATCCACCAGCTTTCCATACTTCGTATGTGTCTACTAGACAGTTTTCCCAAGGTTTCATTTTGTGTAAGTGTAATTGTCTTGGTAATTCAATACCATGTAGAATAGATTTCTTAATGATATATGGTAGATCGAATCCTTTAATATTGTGCCCGACTATTTTAATACCTGGTGCTTTAAAGAATACTTGACTCATAAAGTTTGCGAAGCTGCTTAGGATGTCTCTCTCGTCTTCGCCGTAGAAAGATTTCTTTTGCATGTATGGATCTTCAGTTACCTCGTCAAATTTAACCTGACCAACTGAGATACAAACTATTCTACCCCATTCTGGAGATAGAGCGGCTTTTTGAAAATAGATTTCCTCGTCAGAAGATTCTCTAAGTTCAACATCTTCAGCTTTAATAAATTTAGCCTTACGCTCCCAGAAGCTCATGAGTTCGGGATGTGTTTCTTTTAATTCTCCAAATGTTTTAAAACCTGAAGTAGTTTCAATGTCAATGAAGAGCATCGATTTAATTTCTTCTTTTGTATACATTATTTTACGATTTTAATTTGTGGAATTTCTTTGATAATATCAAAGATTGAGCAAGGATAAATCCAGTAAGGGCGTCCTAATTTAGCAGCATCTGCTGGAGAAGCTGGAACGGAAAATGAATACCATTTAACGCCATAAGATTTTGTTAAACCTGCGTTCTCTCCTATTAAAGTTCCATGGTACGTTGATATTTTAGCCCATACAAACTCGTACATTTTACCTACTTTAGGATTTTTAACGTTAATTACCTGAATTTCTTTTGGTTTTCTAGCCATATCTAATTTGTTATATGTAAATATAAACAAAATAATCGACATAAAAAAATATTTATGCAATTACTTTCAAATTATATGAAAAAAAGGAAGATTGTTTACTCGTTGGACTCGAAAGGATCGGCCCATGTTTTAACCGAACGGACCTTAGTATATTGGTCGTAGGTTAAATGTATTCCAATATAGCCACCTGAAATAGAATAAGGGGCGTCAGATTCGGAAAACCAGTAAGGTGGTGGAGTATCAATTCTATCATTCAAGAAATCAAATAACTCATCGACTAGCATGTGATGGATATAAATTGTAAGAACCATGCATTTGTTATTCGGATAACCCATTTACTTTTCTAATTTCCAGATAGGATTTTGTTTTGTATTCTGTGCAGAATCTTCTGCTTTAAATTTCTTTAATAGATCTATTGTCTCTTGACTTAATTCAGTTTCATAATAGTCTTCATAGATTCTTTTATACAATTCAGTCATAATACCGAATAAGGCGCCAGGTTCTGAATTCATTTCAAAGACATAAACTTTACCGTCTTTGGTTTCAGCCATGTCTATTGCATAAAAATCTAAATCAGAATGCATATCTGAAAAATATCGACAGGCTTTAATATGAGAATCTTTTATGTTCTTAATATCCTTACAGATATAAGAGAAATTAGTTTCTTTTTCTGGATCTTTTTTAGCAATATCGGCTGTTTCGTCATCCATTGGAATTCTCTGTGCCCATTGAATAAGTTCTCCTCTCCATAACCAGTATCGGTGCTCTTCTTTAATTGAAATCTTTTCAGAGAAAGATGTAAATTTACTAAGGTCTGCATTTTCAAACTCTTTAGCATCTTTAAATACTGTAATACCTAAACCACTATGCTCGTTATCGGGTTTTGCTACGACTGGGAATGTAAGTTTATCAACATCCTCTGCACTTGTTACAGTAGGAATGATGTATTCACTATCAACATGCAACTTATAGAATTCTGATTTCGATGAAACACTTTCACGAGCTTCTGGGTGGTTGTAGATTTGAGTATGCTGAATTGCTCCAGCTTCCATAAACTTTTCTAGAGTTTTTCTATCGTAGTTTAAAACAGGCATGCTTTTAGGGTAATCAATAGGATCCATGTCCATTGTGATAACTGCCCAATATTCAGAAGTATGATACTCTGGTCCGGTAATAAAAGAATCGTCGAGATCCTTTCTTCGAGTGATACACACTTTCTTGAAATCATCCACGACGATTGCTTCGTTTACAAATTGTTCAAATGTTAATAGAGATTTCATACTCTATATATTATATTTTATTTGTAGTGCTGACCACCTAACCAAAGAACGAAAGATTTTCTTGTTCCTTTAGTAACAGGCTTTACTCTATGCATCAAATAAGATGGAAATACTACAACGTTACCTTTTCCACGAGGTGCTTGACGAATCCATTCTCCACCTCCCCATAATTCTAAGTCTCCGCCTTCGTATTCAGTATCGTCAGATAATTGAACAGTGATTGATACTTTTCTACGGGAAGCTATTCCATTTCCAATATCCTGGTGCCATGCATAATGACCGCCTTCGGCTGCATAATATTCAGTATATTGAATAGATTCAGGAGCAGAATACAAATCAAAACCCCATAGGGCTGTATTTGCTTCTGTCGACATTGCTGTTAATTTGTCATACAGCCAACTCCATTCTTGAGATTGAGGAATCCATTTGATATTAGAGCTTCTAACTTTTTTATCAGTAGATGATGTATCTGCACCGATAGTTGTTGCTTTTTCAAAAGGAAGATTTCCAACTTCTCTAGAAATTTTATCTAATTCTTCTGCTGTAAATCCTTTATCAAACCAATAGTAGTTTTGTGGATCGTTTTCCGGTTGTACGAAAATGTTTTGAAAGTTCATATGTTATTTATTTTTGTTTATTAATGCGTTAATCTCTTGATCCCAGAATGCGTGCTCTTGTTGCATATGATCTGATTCAAAACTCTTACTAGTAGCTGATATTTCTCCGGGTGTTTTAAGTCCTTCGATCCAATATATCTTTCGATGATTCATGTCTTTATTATAAAAGTACAAATAATCATCGCCAAAAAAGACTTTAAAAATATCTGGTATTGCGACATAATTTTCTTTTTTAAGAATCATCATACAGCCAAATCCAAATGGTCTATTATCTAATTCAACTAATTGTAATTTGTCAGAATCAGAATTATAATCATCTACATTAAAATTACGCTTATACAATCCAATCATTCCAAAATTAGGATCAACTTCTACCAGTTTTTTAAAATTATTCAGTAAACAATTTATGTTTAAAGAAATGTCGTCATTGAGAAGACATATATAATTATTCTTGGTTAGAGTAGCTCCAATATTCCATGCTGGATTTACAAAGATATTATTTTTTACTTTAATAACCGTAATTCTAGGATCCTTATCTTTAAAATCTGAATTAGCGTTATCGATGATAATCAGCTCAATATCCTTTCTATCGGATAATTTAAACGATTCAATAGTATCTTTAATCCTGTTGGACTTCCAAAGGGTTGGAATTACAAATGTTATCATAATTGATAGATTTCGTTTACATATCCTTCGTCTTCTCCAAATTTACTAGGAGTTCCAATCGGATCATTTGGATTCTCTTCGTATGCCCAATCTTTCTGTCCTAATTCTTCGAATCTAGATTTAATTTGCTCGTTATAGTGCCACATGATTGTTTTAACTCGGCGTTGAATATCTGCTCTTGCTAAGTTATGAGAATTAGTCGTGTTACCATTATCATATATAAATTGAAGGTAGCCTAATCGAGGTATTCTCATCATCTTGGTTTTCAAGAATGTTCTAACGATTAATTCATAATCATCTGCGATTGCAAGGTCTCTACAGTGTCCGCCTATTTCGAAATAGGTTTCTCTTCTCCATGCTCGAACGTGATTTGGAACTCCAACAATATGTCTAATCGTTTTAGGATTAATGTTAGAAGATACTGCAACTTCGAAATCTTTACCCATTACATTTTCTGTAACGTAATGTCCATAACTAAATGCAAATCCTTCTCCATATTTTAGTGAATTCCAGTTTTGATCAATTTCAGCAGAGTCAGTATAAAAGAATCCTACATCTTCGTGTTTTTGAGAAGCATTAAATAAATCTTCAGTACAAGTCGGCACCAAATAATCATCATGGTCTAACTCGGCTAGAATATAACCTCTACACATGGTAGCTGCTCTCCATTTAACTTCTCCAATTATACCACCACTTTTCGGTGTAAAATCAAATAGTTTAACACGAGGATCTCTTTTTGCAATTTCTTGTGCAATCTTTATAGTTGCTCCTCCGTCAGTCGAATCGTTTACAAGAACCCATTCCCAATCGGTATATGTTTGTCTAGTAAGAGATTCGTAAGTCATCCATAGTTTCTCTCCAGTATTGTAAATTGGAGTAAAATAAGAAATGAGTTTACTAACATCGTTTACTAACATAGCACTCATTGCGCAATGATAACCCTTTTCGCCAGCATCTACGTCTCCTTCAATTAAATTAATCCATATTTTACGAAATTCACCAGGTGCATTCCATAAATTTTGTAGTTGAGATGGATCTTCATAGGTACTAACAATTGCAATTGGTTTTACCCTTGCGATATCAGCATAAATATTAGAATCGTCTTCGATATATTCGACTTCAAGTTCTTTAGATTCCCAATTTACAAAGTTATTTGTTTTTAAATCTGGACGATCCTTGCCAATATAGAGTATTTTTGGGAATTTAGCCTTTGAAGGTTTTTGTAGCGCGTTGTAATAAGCTAAAATCTTGTCTATGAATAAGAATCCGTCTGGGTTCTTTTGATAAACAACTTCAATAAATTTACCATCAGCATCATAACCACCTTTAAAATCAAAGTCATTAAAAACTGATCGATTAAGAATAAACTGGGCCAAGTCAATTGACCTAACTTTCATATTCTCAGGTTTAGCATATCTAACATCGCATCCAGTAAAATCTTTACCGTCTACTTGTTGATTAAAAACTATTCCAATCGATTTTTCTGCTTCGGCAAATCCCACAAGAGCTTCAAAATTATCGAATAACTTTTCATGTAGAATATTGTCATCGTCTAGCGAATAGATCCAACCATCTGATATGTTATCAATGATAACTTTATTCATTTGAGGATATAGGTAATCTCCGCCTTGAGAGAATTCAAAATAAATCTTGGCTCCAAATTGTTGTAATTTACCAAGAATTTCAGCATCGATATCCTTTAATCTAGTCGAATCAAAAATTACATGCCATTCAACTTGTAATTTACCATCTTTAGCCGGAAGAGATTCTCCAACGGCAAGGATGTTATTTAATCTGCTACATCTTGTAATTACGTGTAGCTTTCGGGAATTGTCTATCATATTATTATATTACGTCAAAGAAAAACATGTGAAAGAATCTAGCATTTTCAATTGCATCTCCAAAATATTTACTAGGAGCATGAATTTGTTTAGCATCGAATAGAACTAAACGATTGTATACGTTTCCAACTTCATCAATTTTTTCAAATTGTGTCGAGTCATAGAAATTCATTGCAGCATTCTTGCCTCTAAATGTAGTTTCGTATGCTTCTTGGTCTTCGAAATTATCGAATCTTTTTCGACCAGTATTTTTACTAGAATAGAACGAAGTACCTGTTTCGAATGGAGCGTCTTTAGTTAAGAATACCATTCCAGCATACATTTGACTATCAACGTGAAATACTAATGGATCATTTGCTACGCAATATTGGAATACTCCGTTTGCATAACTTTCATAATTCCAGTTTGTAATTTCACGACCAATTATCTTTTCTAATTTCTCTTTAGTACCATCTAAAACGAAACGTGTTTTACTTCTTTTACCTTTATGATAATCAGAAGGGTTGTATTCTAGATTTCTCATTGCGAAATCTCTGACAAAATCAGGATCCGCGTAGAAGTCATCAACTACGATTAATCCTTTGTCTTCATTACAGAATCCAGAGTAATAAGCAATAAAATTGTCAATGCTTCCTGGATTATAGGTAAGTTCTCCAAAGTTAACTTGGATATTTGCACCTTTTGGAATATTAAAAGAAACTCCAACCTGATCATCTTTACCAGGATAAATTTCGGTAACATCTGGTCGACTAATAACTTCTAATGGTATTTCTATATCATTGACTATCAATGAACTAACAGGTTTAAAGAGATCACCATCCTTGACAGCTATCCAACCTGTTACATTGTAATTATTATCTGATACTTTTGTAATTGAATCAAAGTGCCAGAAAACATTCTGGTCTTTCGTGAAATGGTTGTAAATCATAAGTGTGTTTGTTATTATATCGTATTAATTGATTAAGTTTATCTTCTCTTTTTATCGAAGTTTATATATGTATCGGGATTTACTGTGAGCCCATCGGCAATATCCATCATTCCTTTAATTATCTCTTCCTTTGATGCTCCCTTGTCGACAAGTTCAACAATTACCTGCTCGTAATATTGATTGTGTTTCTCGAGATCGGTAAACTTCCAATTTTTAGGACAGCATCCACAGAAGTATTGTTCAAGTTTAATGTAACCATACTTACATTCAAATTCTGAACCTTTAAATCCGCATGGTTTTAGAGTATCGTAATATGAATCCCAGTCTAGTTTAAATGGCCAATGTTCGTCATGGACAAAGGTACCCCATTTCATAAACGCTGATTTGAGTTGAAATCCTTCAGCCTCTTTTTCAATTTCAGCTCGACCCCAATTAGGATTCCCCTTTATTTCAACAGCATCTCCATTATCATCAAAGAATTCAGAGAGTGGAAGGATTCCAGTTTCGTAAAATCTTTTGTTTCGACGAATAACAGGATTGTTAGTATATTCCTTTTTTGATAGGATCCAATAGTTAATTGATTTGTAGTTTTTCTCTTCTAGTAGAATATCTTCTTTAAGCCAATATGAATACCCAAATTGACGATCATCAGTATCATTTAAGTATCTACGAAGAACCATTTGGTCTAAATCAGAATCTTCCATACATTCAACAAGTTCATCTATCCAGTTTGGTGAGAGTCCGCTGATTTTCTGAGGTAAACAAGTCCAATCTCCTTCTAAGAATAAAACGTATTCATAATTCTCGACCAGTTCATTAAGTCGATTAATTCCAGCGCCGACTCCTAAATTCTTTTCAGAAAGTTCTAGGTGCCACGTGATATTAGAGTACTGATTAAATAATCTTTCAGTCACTTCTAACAATTCATCATTATATGAATTCAAGAATATGTACCAATCTCCTTCAAAATCAGGATTAGCGTCTGTGAAAGAAGAGATTGTTCTTTCTAGATACTCTGCTCGATACTGAGCGTCATGTGAAAGGGTTGCGATACAGAATTTCATAATCTTATATTATTATACTACATTCTATATATTAAGAAAAACCGGCAAGTACCGGTTGAAAACGACCCGAGAGCAGTTCTAATGGTATGCTACTCGGGTACTGTTTATTAAGATTCGAATCCAGGTAATTTTTCAGCAGGATTATGCGTAATTAAACCATTCGCAATATAAGTATCGGTATTTTCAACGTCCATTGAATATACAATCTTTGCGTCTTCTCCTTGTAAAACATCAATTGAAGTTATTTCAATACTGCTTCCATCCTTGTCAACTAGGAAATCTCCAACTTGAATATTCTTTGATTGTTCAAAAAACCAATCATTTCCTCTTTTAATAAAATGAGCATGCGATTCAGAAGTTTCAATTAAACCGTTATTAAAGTTATGAATTCTTTGAGATCTAAGAGGACGGATACCAACTACTTTAACTTCAGTTTCTACCAGGTTTAAAGTATCAGTTGACCATCCAACAATTGTATCGTCTTCGGGCGCATCGCTGATTTTCATGCCTTTTAAAAGGTCTCCAATTCTGATTTTTTCAATTAACTTAAAGGTTCCGTCGGCCATTTCAATACTAGTTCCTTTAACCGGACATCCTTGTTGACAACTTGCACCAGTTTGAGTCCCACCGTAGAACAATGACTGTAAACACCTATACTCGCCGTATGAGTAGCCGCTCACATTACCTCCTTGACAGTTAGTACCGGACCAGTACTCATATCCATCTAAATAAAAGTCGTAGCATTCCTCCGGCGGTGGCGGAGGAGGCTCGTAATTGAACACTGCTCCTAAATAGTAAGTATCTTCCCAACCTGGAGTTGGTACATAATAACTAACATTTGCGTTGTATGCCCAAATTTCGTATGGATCAGTTCTCATCCAATACGCAAATCCATAATTCGCATTGGCGATTGCATTTAAAGTTACCCACACATCACTATTAGATGTAACCGCAAAGTTCTGTGGCGGATAAATAGAACCTGCAGTATATCCACTTGACCAAGGCGCAGTTACAGCAACCTGTCCAGCACCAGCATCAACAGCAAGCGTCCAACATCTGGTATTAATCCAACTATTTGTTGCGAATGCCATGTTTCCGGTACCTGCGTATCCAGCAAACTTGCCTCTTATGCTAGAAGCTGTTGTAAATCCACCATTTCCGCATTCTATAATCGATCTTAGTGTAGAAAGCGCATATCCTCCAACTGAAACTAATTTACCCATTACGTGTTAATAGTATTTTTTATCCATGCTTGCTGATATTTAAAACCATTTAAATATTTGTCTTTATTAAATATTATAGTTGGTGGAGCATCATAAGTTTCAGGAATTACCTGTGGATCGATATCGATTATGTCAGTCTGATATGTAAATCCATAATCTTCATATAATACACGCGCAACTGAACATGGAACCTCATCAGCCTCATTAACAATAATATTCATTTGAACTTTAGAATTATGACAACCCCACCAAGTAAAAACTCCGTCTGTATTAAGAAACTTACTAACGTTATTAGCAAAACCAAGAATACCATTGTAATCTTCTGGAAATGCATCATATCCGACATTATAGTATATAAAATCAAAATTAGTAGGGAAGCCTTCAACTCTGGTTGAATCTTCCCAACGATCTTCAATAACATGTGTTGTTCCTTCGGTAATAAATCCAGCAGTAGTCATTCGACCTCTCTGATCCGCACTAGATTCAATAATCCAATGCTCGGCTGGTGCTAAATTTCTAATTAAAGAATTTAGTATACCAATACTGTGTCCAATTACTAATACCTTTTTACCAATAATATTATCAGCAAATCTAGTTACAGTATCTTGAAGTACTGGAGTATCGAAAGGATTCATAGTCCACGTGTAATAATTCTGTGGTGTAAGCAGAATATTTAAATTTGGATCAATGATATAACATTTTGATTGCTTGACCTTGTCTAAGGGAGCAACATTATATTGAGTTAAATAGTCAATTCTTGCTTGCATATTATTTGTTCTCTAAGTTTTTAACTTTTTGTGAAAGTTCTTTAATAGCCTCAACAAGTACACCAATCAGATCAGTATAACTTACTGTTTTATATCCGTCAGCTTTATCAACTACCATATCAGGTAAGATTAACTCGACTTCTTGAGCGATCAAACCAGTCCTTTTACGACCAGTTAGATCGGTGTTTAATGTATATTCAACTCCTCGTAGAGATTCAACCAGCGAGAGCGCGTTATCTACTGTTTTAATATTAGACTTAAGATTAGCATCTGAAGAAATAGTTACATCAACAAATGTAGGAGAATCAGAAGTTCTAACATATTGATTCATTGCGGTGGCATACACGTTTGATGTTCCAGTTGCACCAGTTGGTCCGGTTGGTCCGGTTGGTCCGGTTGGTCCGGGTGATCCTGTTCCTCCTGTTCCTCCAGCCGGTCCAGTAGCTCCCTGTGGACCAGTTGGTCCTGTTGATCCTGTTCCTCCTGTTCCTCCAGCCGGTCCAGTAGCTCCCTGTGGACCAGTTGGTCCTGTTGATCCTGTTCCTCCTGTTCCTCCAGCCGGTCCAGTAGCTCCCTGTGGACCAGTTGGTCCTGTTGCTCCTGTTCCTCCTGTTCCTCCAGCCGGTCCAGTAGCTCCAGTGAATCCTTGTGGTCCTGTTGCTCCTGTTCCTCCATTCGTTCCGTTAGTTCCAGCAGGTCCGGTTGGTCCGGTTGGGCCTTGTCTACCTTGTGGTCCTGTTGGTCCTGTTCCTCCTGTTCCTCCAGCCGGTCCAGTAGCTCCAGTAGCTCCTTGTGGTCCTGTTCCTCCTGTTCCTCCAGTTGGTCCTGTTGGTCCAGCAACTCCTTGTGGTCCTGTTCCTCCTGTCCCTCCTGTTGGTCCAGCAACTCCTTGTGGTCCTGTTCCTCCTGTCCCTCCTGTTGAGCCAGTAGCTCCTTGTGGTCCTGTTCCTCCTGTCCCTCCTGTTGAGCCAGTAGCTCCTTGTGGTCCTGTTCCTCCTGTTGATCCTGTTGGTCCTTGATTACCCTGAGGACCAGAAGCTCCATTACTTCCGTTTGTTCCAGCAGTTCCTTGAATACCGCTTGCTCCTGCTATTCCGTCTAGTCCTGAAGGACCTTGACGTCCTTGAAATCCTTGAGCACCAGTTCCAGTAGCTCCTTGTGGTCCTGTTCCTCCTGTTCCTCCAGTTGGTCCTGTTGGTCCAGCAACTCCTTGTGGTCCTGTTCCTCCAGTTGGTCCTGTTGGTCCAGCAACTCCTTGTGGTCCTGTTCCTCCTGTCCCTCCTGTTGAGCCAGTAGCTCCTTGAGGTCCTGTTCCACCTGTATTACCAGTGATTCCAGTTGGTCCTTGATTACCTTGAGGTCCTGTTCCTCCTGTATTACCAGTGATTCCAGTTGGTCCTTGATTACCTTGTGCACCAGTAGTACCAACAGTTCCTTGAATACCAGTTGGACCTTGGTTACCTTGAGGTCCTGTTCCTCCTGTATTACCAGTGATTCCAGTTGGTCCTTGATTACCTTGTGCACCAGTAGTTCCAACAGTACCTTGAATACCAGTTGGACCTTGGTTACCTTGAGGTCCAGTAAATCCCTGGAATCCAGTTGGACCTTGATTACCTTGTGCACCAGTAGTTCCAACAGTACCTTGAATACCAGTTGGACCTTGATTACCTTGGAATCCAGTAAATCCTTGGAATCCAGTCGGTCCTTGATTACCTTGTTGACCGAATGTTCCTTGAATACCAGTTGGTCCTTGATTACCTTGTTGACCTAAAGTTCCTTGATCTCCAGTCGGTCCTTGACGACCTTGAGCACCTAATGCTCCTTGGAATCCAGTCGGTCCTTGATTTCCCTGAGCACCTAATGCTCCCTGTAAACCGGTAGGTCCTTGATTTCCCTGAGCACCTAATGCTCCCTGTAAACCGGTAGGTCCTTGATTACCTTGATTACCTGTAGTTCCTACAGTTCCTTGAATACCAGTGGGTCCTTGATTACCTTGTTGACCGAATGTTCCTTGAATACCAGTTGGTCCTTGATTACCTTGAGCTCCAGTATTACCTTGAGCTCCTGTATTTCCTTGAATACCTTGGACTGACATGTCGACATTAAATGTCCATGCTCCTCCGCTTCTTAAATATAATTTACCATAATCAGGATCTGACTGCGGTAAAGTACCTCCAACTAAACCAAATTGTCCATTTGGACAAGATGCATCAGCTAAAAGTAATGCTAAACTATTGTATGTTTGATAGATTACGAATCCTTGTCCTACAGTTCCTTGAATACCGGTAGGTCCTTGGTTACCTTGAGCACCAGTTGTACCAACAGTTCCTTGAATACCAGTTGGACCTTGGTTACCTTGATTACCCGTAGTTCCTACAGTTCCTTGAATACCGGTTGGACCTTGATTACCTTGTTGACCAAGTGTTCCTTGAAGACCAGTTGGTCCTTGATTACCTTGTTGACCTAAAGTTCCTTGTAAACCAGTTGGACCTTGGTTACCTTGGAATCCTGTTGGACCTTGATTACCTTGTTGACCTAAAGTTCCTTGTAAACCAGTAGGTCCTTGATTACCTTGAGCACCAGTTGTACCTACTGTTCCTTGAATACCAGTTGGGCCTTGGTTACCTTGAGCACCAGTTGTACCAACGGTTCCTTGAATACCTGTTGGTCCTTGATTTCCTTGGGCACCTGTTGTTCCAACAGTACCTTGAATACCGGTTGGACCTTGGTTACCTTGATTACCTGTCGTTCCTACAGTTCCTTGAATACCAGTCGGTCCTTGATTACCTTGTTGACCAAGTGTTCCTTGAAGACCAGTAGGTCCTTGATTACCTTGGAATCCTGTTGGACCTTGATTACCTTGAGCACCAGTTGTACCAACGGTTCCTTGAATACCTGTTGGTCCTTGATTTCCTTGTTGACCTAAAGTTCCTTGAAGACCAGTCGGTCCTTGATTACCTTGGAATCCTGTTGGACCCTGATTTCCTTGTGCACCGTTATTACCGGTATTTCCTTGTGCTCCTGTTGCGCCGTCAGATAGGAACGATACAAATGAATCTCCTATTATAGTACCAGTACCTGCACTTAAAGAATATCCACTAAATGTATAGTTACTACCACTAAGACTTCTGCTTGTAAATCTAATTATAGCAAAGTTAGCAGGATTACTAATTTGTACTATTTGTACTGAAACTGGTAAAGTTAATCCACCTAATAATGAACCGAAACTTTGAGAAACGCCGGTAGTACCATTTATTACTAATGTTGTACCATTCCAATTATATGTACCACTAATTGGAGTTAAGTTTGTTGAATTCCATGTTGAACTTAGTGCACCGTTTCCGCCTTTATCACCTTGATTACCTTGAGCACCTGTAACTCCAATTACTCCCTGTGGACCAGTCGGTCCTTGATTTCCTTGTTGACCAAGTGTTCCTTGAAGACCAGTCGGTCCTTGATTTCCTTGTTGACCAAGTGTTCCTTGAAGACCAGTCGGTCCTTGATTTCCTTGTTGACCAAGTGTTCCTTGAAGACCAGTCGGTCCTTGATTTCCTTGTTGACCTGTCGGTCCTTGGTTACCTTGATTACCAGTTGTACCAACGGTTCCTTGAATACCGGTTGGACCTTGGTTACCTTGATTACCAGTTGTACCAACGGTTCCTTGAATACCGGTTGGACCTTGGTTACCTTGAAAACCAGTTGTTCCTACAGTTCCTTGAATACCGGTTGGACCTTGGTTACCTTGAAAACCAGTTGTTCCTACAGTTCCTTGAATACCGGTTGGACCTTGGTTACCTTGAAAACCAGTTGTTCCTACAGTTCCTTGAATACCAGTAGGTCCTTGATTACCCTGCGCTCCAGTTGCGCCAATTACACCCTGAGAACCAGTTGGTCCTTGAGAACCCTGAGGTCCATTAGGACCGGTAGTGATTCTATTTTCAAGAGATGTTATCGATGTTTGTAGGTTCTGGACCTGCTTAATTTTTATTACTGACACGTTTTATAAATATGATTAAGTTTATAAGATTGTTGAATCTATTCTATATATTAAGTTAAAAATAGGAATCTAAGTCCTATTCAGAAATATTTGTCTTCCAGTCGTATTTCCAATCTAATTTTCTGTTCTTCTTGTATAGATTTTTAATTAGCTTATCATACGTCTCGACAAGTTTATCGTTTTCAACGGTATATCGCTTAATAATCTCTTGATTTTTTCTATTGTATTCCTCTAAATTCTCATCATGGTGACGCAGAACCCAATTTAGTAAATTAGATCCAACTTCGATATTAAAATCAGGATAATAATATCCAGCATCTTGTATCATATCAGCATTATGGATTAACGGGAAGTTATAATAGAGAACATCTAGATACGCGTAGTTCAATGGATTTTCCCATTGATGTGATATTACAATATCAGTTGCTTCAGCTAGGTAGTGACAGACTGGGTATCTAGGTGTGAATTTAATTTTTGGTGGTTTGGCTTCGCTTACAATATCTAATTGCTTAATCATGGTTTTATAGTAGCCGTTCTTCAGTAGTTTCTCTCCACTCGCAATTTGTATATTGTCAAATTTTGCACCAGCTCGGTATGATTCTTCAGCGATCATAATAGGAATCATTGAATATTTAACCGTGTTTAAATTCGGTTCAAAGACTGAAATTCTTTTTTCTTCTGCTGGGCGAGGTATATAATTTGGTAAGTTTTTACTAAGATTTTGTCTAACTTTATAATCTAGGTCTAGGAACATTGGATCCCACACGAATGGAACAGGAATAGCATTACACCTAAAAATAGTTTTATAGTAATAATGATTTTGATAACCTTGTTGGGGTACATACCATACTTCGTCGGCTCCTAAATCCCAAGTTGCGACCATATCTTTACCCTCTGTAAAAATAGCTCTCTCCATATCAATTACATAGTTGTTTCCACACATGTATTTGATAACCCTTTTATTCTTTCCAGATGCCTTGAACTGGTCCATGTTTTCTTTTGGAAAACTGGTTCCTAATGTGATTAAAATATCTACATCTTTCCAAACATCCCAATATCTTTTAACTGGAAATTCAATAGGATCCCAATTAACTTTGGTCAGGTCCTTTACTTTGTCGCTCGTATCAAGTATGATAACTTCATGTTTACCTATCTTTTTTAGGCACTTCGCCAAGAAGATAGCATTTAATTTAATTCCATTAACCCAAACACTTTCATGTTCAGACTGAAGTCCCAAAGTGATTCCAATAACCATTCTTATTTACTATTATTTAGTTATATTTATTCATAAAAAAAGAGAGCCTTTCGGCTCTCTTTAGTTTAAAGTTATTATAATTCTAGTTACGCTTTAACGTAATTAATCACTAGTGAATCAGATGAATCAATTACATAAGGAAGTCCGGCAAATGTTACAGTGGTTCCAGATATTCCAGTCGGTGCAGGAATCCTAACACCATTTACGAATAATTGAACACTTGCAGTATTTACTGGACTATTTACTAATACTAAACTGAATGGAGCTCCAATTGTAGTAGTAACAAATCCAGCCATTGTGTAGTTTTCAGAGATTAGATCAGCGTCAGCTACATAGTTAGTATCGATTGAAGCGATAGTTGCTTCAACTGTTGATACTCTAGTTTCTAGTGATGTATCTGCAGTTCCTCTAGTTGTAATTTCGCCAGATAGAGCAGTTTCTAATGAATCAACTGATGCGTCAGCACGTAAAACGAAAGTAGCAAAAGCAGTATCGTTAGTTGTGTCTACTGCGTTAATTAATGAAACGATCTCAACGAATGTGTCAGCACTTGCACTAGCAGCGGCTAAGATAGCATCAATTCTGTTTTTCTCAGTAGTGATAGAAGTTGCTAATGAAGTATCAGCAGATCCTCTAGTTGTAATTTCTCCAGATAGTGCAGTTTCTAATGAATCAACAGAAGAGTTAATTACTGTATCAACAGAAGCTCTAGCTACTTCTTCAGCAGAAATTCTAGTAGTTAATGAAGTATCAGCAGTACCTCTAGCAGTTTCTTCACCAGAAATTCTAGTAGTTAACGAAGTCTCAGCAGTTCCTCTAGTTGTGATTTCTCCAGATAGGGCTGTTTCTAATGAGTCAACTGAGTTTTGTAAAGCTGTTAAACTTGAACCAGTTGCAACACCAGCTAAAACAGTCTCGATAGAATCGATAGAAAGATTTTGAGCAGTGTTTACTGATTCAGCAGCAGTAATTGCAGTACCTTGTACGACGTTTACTGATTCAACAGTAGATACTCTCGTATCAACTGAAGAAGATGTTGCTAAAGTTCCAGCTAAAGTTTCTAATGAATCGATAGAAAGATTTTGAGCAGTGTTTACTGATTCAACAGCAGTAATTGCAGTACCTTGTAAGGTGTTTACTGATTCAATTGCAGTAGCTCTAGTATCAACAGAAGATACTCTCGTATCGATTGAAGTTACTTTAGCTTCTAATGAAGTATCAGCAGATCCTCTAGTTGTAATTTCAGCACCTAATGCAGTTTCTAATGAATCAACAGAAGAGTTAATAGAAGAATCAACAGTGTTGATTGCAGTAACTACAGCTTCTAATGAATCAACTGAAGCTCCAACAGCACTAACAGCACTAGCTCTAGCTACTTCTTCAGCAGAAATTCTAGTAGTTAATGAAGTATCAGCAGTACCTCTAGTTGTGATTTCGCCAGATAGTGCTGTTTCTAATGAATCAACAGAAGATCCTAGAAAAGTTACATCATTTGTTAAATTAGCAAATCTAGTATCGGTTGAAGTTCTAGGTGCGGCTGCTCCAGCTAAAGTTTCTAATGAATCAATAGATAAATTTTGAGCGGTGTCGGTAGATTCTATTGCCGTAGCTCTAGTATCAATCGATGTTTTTGTTGCTAGCGTTCCAGCTAACGTCTCTAAAGAGTCTATTGAAGAACCTGCAGCGGATGTGGTTAATTCAAGAGAATCAACTGAATTTTGCAAGTCTGTTAAGCTAGAACCAGTTGCAACACCAGCTAGCACAGTTTCAATAGAGTCAACAGATGCTTCAGCTGCAGTAAATCGGGTGTTTACAGCAGATGCATTTGGAATCTGAGCACTAGTTACCGTACCCCAGTTTACGGTAGCTAAGAAATCAGAAATTTGTTTTGACCTTAATTGCGACATATGTTTTTAAATTTGTTTGGTCCCAGTTCATAATTGATCTGGATGATTTATATATTATTAAAGCTCCTATATATTAGAAGATTCTTCAATATTATAGTAATAATTTTGCACTAAAATGTATTATGATTCTACCTGATATGTCATGTCTATTCTATCATATCCGTCTAAATCATAGCCTGCTAAAATTCCATTCCAATATAGAGTATCTCCAATTGATAATTGCGCGTATGTTTTTGGTGTTAATCCGCCATCGACTGAGAAATAACAACTTTGATTAGTTCCTGTGCCGTCTTTAACATCTATAATCGATCCATTTACATTAATTTCGATAAATGTTGCGGTTGTAGGTTGTCTAGACAAAGTTATTCCAGTAGATGCATTATTTCCAGAAGTTGTAATTGGAATTCTATTTCTTTCAGTAAATGATACTGGATGAGAAATACTTTCGATATTATCTATGCTTGCAAATATTGCTAGCAATTGAGAAGATAGTTGAGATTCTAAAGAATCGATTGAAGAAGATAATGTAGTTCCACCAATTGTAGTTTCTAAAGAATCAATCGAAGAAAGAACATGTGATAAAGAAGAGAGTTGAGATTCTAAAGAATCAACCGAAGAAGACAATGTAGTTCCACCAATTGTAGTTTCTAAAGAATCAATCGAAAGAAGAACGTGTGATAAAGAAGTTTCGATATCGGCAACATCGGCAAATGCTTCTAATTGGTAAGATATTCTTGAACCGATCGCCCATGTCAAAGCAGCGTATATTTGACTGCTAGCAGCTGCTTCAAATTCTAATGTAATTTGTATCGCATCACCGAATTCGCTATCAGTACTTCCGTTTAAATTAATTCTACTCCATGATATGATTTTGTAAACAGCATATTGAGTTGGAGCTAGAGTATTTATTAATGTTATGATTCCTTCGCATTTAGCTAATCTGTTTGTTAAGAAATTTTCTAATGAAGATAATCTAATACTGTTCTCGTTAAGATTATTGAATTTTATCGTTGTTACACTTTGGGGTGCGCTGCTATTTATTGAAGCAGTACCGGAAGCTGTTGGGTTTGCTCCAGTGATAGAACTAATATTGAATGTAGAAACTAATGAATCTCCAGCAACTGCCTCCTGTAATAAAGGAATTCCAGTGGCTGCAACTGTACCTAATGCAAATTGATCAAACGCGTATGTTTTTGTGGTCGGATAATAATTTACAGTATCGACAAAAACAACTTCGGCGTATATTGCTCCTACATCTAATCTACTAGAATAAAATTGTGAAATTGTAAATTCGATTTCTCCTCTAGTTGCAGGATTTGTTGAAACAGAAATTGGTTCTCCACCGTACGCTGTTAGGTCGTCTGGATATCTGAATGTTAATAATCTTTTTCCAGCAGCATTAAATAAAGATATTCTAAGAGAACCTGAATTTCTTACGTCTAGGTGCTGTCCTATGAAATCTTTAAAAAATGTTAATTTTACGTTAGTTGATAGTCCTTGGCCAATACCAACTGTTTGCTCTAAATATATTAGAATGTCATCTTTTGCAAAGTAAGCCATTTTTGTCTGTTTATTGTTTTTATCTTGTTTATATATCTGGAATACTAACTACTCAAGTGTTAGTTTTAAGATAATTGAATAATTTATATCGAGTAATTGGTAAGAGGCATGTTTCTAGAGGAAAAGCTTTCTTAATATCTGCTCTGATATGTATTCTACTAGGCTCGTTTATGCCTACTATGGTTACAAAATCAGATATTTTTTCGATAGAGTAATCATCTTCATCTTTAAATAATTCAAATTTGAAATCTTTCCAATTTGTTAAAATCGAACCCGGTTTAATAAAACTATAGATCCTGTATTTCTTATCATTAGTGCATAGTATTAAATACCCGTTAACATAGACTCTCTTCTGCTCGGGTATTTGAGTAAAATTAATAAACTTTTCAGTATCTCTCCATTTAGCTCGAATGTCTTTGTATATTTTTTCAAAGAAAACCGTTGCATCCTCGGAAATACTTATTATAGTATTAATTTCATCAGTGTTCGCATTGTTGTATTCGTATTGAAGAGACATTGTATCGATATCAATGCCCTTGAGAGTTCTTAATCTAGAAGTAATTTCGTCGATTTTGTACTTGAATTTGTAGAGATAGTCTAGATGGAATTCAACTTCATCTAGAACAGGAAAGATGTCACCATCCTTTATTAACGACTGATATTTATTAGCCGCTGAAAGAAGCTTATACTTCTTAAATTCGTAATCTATTGGTTGTGAAGTAAGCCAATCATCATCCAGTATCTCCATGTTGTATGTATCACGGAGATGCTAGTAAATGTTAATTCTTTTTCTTAATTTTAACCGGTTCAGAATTCTTTTTAGAAGGAGAAATATATTCGGTAGATGATGTAGTTAATCCCCATTGCAGAATAAACCAGCTAGCCTCCATTTCGGCCAGTTTCTTAGTTAATCCTAATTCTTTGCTAATTCTGGTAACACAATATTCAGTGAATTTCTTTTGTTCTTCTGGTGTTGTCTGAAAATTCATATACCAATTTGGCATATCTACAACCTGTTCGTAAGTTTTGCCGAATGGTTCTAGTTGTTTATTGATTAATTCAATAAAAAGTTTGCGTTGTCTGTCTCTGCTCATAGCTCGATAATTTCATTTAATAATCCTCGGTCGGTTAAGGCGATAAATTCATTTGAAGACATAGATACTTGAACACATCCTTTAGCAGGAATATTTTGATATGTGATAGAGTCTTGCTCATCTGAATCAAGAGACCATACAATATCAAGAATTCTTTTTAAGTACTCTACTTTGTCTGATTCGATGTAAATATGTACATTCATTATTTTTTATTATTTTTTACAATAAAATCGATAATACCATATTCTAAAGCCTGATTAGCATCTAACCATAAATCTCTTTCGGCATCTTTTTTAACTTGTTCTGGATCTTTACCGCAATATTCTCCTAGTAAACCAAATAATACATCGTTTACTTTGATCCATTCTTTCCAGTCAATTGCAGCATCTTGAATATTTCCACTGAAACCTCCAGAAGATTGGTGTAGCATTGTTGTACTGAATCTTAAAGAAGACCTTTTACCTTTAGTACCAGCTCCTAATAAGATTGATCCCATTGAAGCGGCCATTCCAGTGTTTACGGTTTTGATATCGCTCTTAATGTAATCCATTACATCCACCATTGATAATCCGGATTTACAGCTTCCACCACCAGAATCAATATGCATTGTAATATCGTCGTTGTTTACTGAATCCAGAAACATCAACTGAGCCTGTACGATGGTTGACATATTATCGTTAACTTCTCCAGCTACCCATAATAATCGATCCATCATTAATCTAGAGAAAATGTCCATTTGACTAACTCTTAATTCTCTCTCTTCTAGAATATACGGTGTCAAAGATCCTTGAACCTGTTTACCGTAGTAATCTAATTTTAAAGATGAGATGTTATGCTCAGATTTGGCATATCTATTAAATTCTTTGTCTTTGCTGTAGTAATTCATAATTGTTCTAGTATTTCTTTAATAATTTTACAAGTTTCGTATTCTTCTATTTCTAAAAAATAGGCGTGTGCTTTGTTTAATGATTTTTTCCAGTTTTCTTTTTCTAAACTAATATCGTATTTACTTCCGTTATCGTCTTCGAACTGACATAATATATTATGCTTAATTGTACCATCTAATGTGTTTAAAACATGCGAGACTATTTGTCTATTTAGCGTGTCTTCTCCTTCTCTTTCGAGATAATTACTAAGTAACTTATTGGAATGATTCCGCCCTAGCATTATCTTTATTATTGGTACTTTTTTCATTAATGGTTACGTTTAAGTATTTAGATAAAACGGCTAGATATTCTATATTTTTAGAATTTTCATTGGTAGAGATCGCATCGATTTCGTCAATGTAATCGTTACCAATTTCAGTTAGTGTAAAATTATTAAAATCATCGACGTAGAATAATGGTTTTGTAAGCTCCATGGAATATTGCTTATCTGCTTTTCCATTTTCTAAAATCTGATCAGACAATTCAAAATGTCTTTCGTAATAATGGATATTATCGGCAAAATGAACATACTCTCCAATCTCTAAAGTTGGATATGTTTCTTTTAACCAAAGAAGCATGTGTTGATGTACCACTGCAAAGAAAGGAGCGTCAAATGTAAGACCATAGAAAATATCGTTAGATCGCATTTGAACTTTCATATTCAATTTATTATCTCTAATAAAAAAGTTAAGGTACATTGTACAAACAAAATCTTTATTACCTTCAAATTGATATTTTGGCTGATTCAAGAATGCAATTGCTTGACGAGTATTTATGTCAGCTTTTAAACTATCTAAGCACCATTTAAGTTGAGGTCCGAATAATAAGGCTCCGTAGTTTGAATTAATTTCATTTGTACCAGGATTTGTAATACCTTTCCAGAAATTAGAGAACTTATTAATGTAATCGATATCACAGTCTTTTTTAAGATACCATGCTACTTCTCCAGCAAAATATTTCCAGTTAAAAGCTCTGTCTTTAAATGATGCAAATGGCTGAATAGAATCTACTGAGTATTGACCATATATTAATTCACGAACTTTTAAACTTCTCGGCTGAGATTCCGAACCGTTTTTATTAATGTCTTCGATTATATCGATAAACGTGTTTGAAAAATTACTCATTGTTTTTAATTATAAAGGTTATACACTTATTTCAAAGAAAGTTTAATCGCATCTTTTTCGTGATTGACGGTATAAAAGAACTCTGTTGAAGGAGTTATTGTCTTATCAATGATTGAATCTGCCAATAAGTCTTCTACAAAATGCTGGATAGCTCGTTTAATTGGTCTTGCTCCGTATGCAATATCATAACCTTCTTTAACCAAGAATAATTTAGCTGATTTTGTAAATTTAATAGTCATTCCCTGATCTAATAATCTTTCAGCAACTTCTGCTAATTCAAGTTCTACAATCTTAAGAATAGATTCTTCAGATAATTGCTCAAATAAAATCATATCATCTAATCTATTTAAGAATTCTGGTGGGAACTTGTTCTTTAATTCTTTCCTGATCACCGATTCCATTTTAGCCTTTTGACTAGATATTGAGCCGTCTGTAAAACCAATACCTACTCCAAATTCAGCAAATTTACGGGCACCAATATTAGAAGTCATAATGATAATTGTATTTGTAAAATCAATTGTTCTACCTAAAGAATCAGTTAACCTACCATCATCTAAAACCTGCAATAGGGTATTAAAAATATCTGGATGCGCTTTTTCAATCTCATCAAATAATACTACTGAATATGGTTTTCTACGAACTTGCTCGGTTAATTGACCGCCTTCTTCGTATCCAACATATCCCGGAGGAGCTCCAACTAGGCGAGAAACTGTAAATTTCTCAGAGTATTCGCTCATATCAATTCTAATCAAATTATCTTCTGAACCAAAATAATATTCGGTAAGTGCTTTTACTGTTTCAGTTTTACCAACTCCAGTTGGACCAATAAACATAAATGAACCGATTGGTTTCTTAGCTGAAGATACTCCAGTTCTAGAACGCTTAATAACTCTACATAAAGAATCTACCGCTCCACTCTGACCAATTATAATTTTATTTAATTCTTTATTCATTCCTACAATCATCTTACTCTCATCTCCACTTAGACGAGTTACCGGAATTCCAGTAATTTCAGCAATTGTCCCGGCAACATCTTGATCAGTAACACGTCTACGTTTATCTCGTAAACTCTTTTCCCAATCTTTTAATTTAGCCTCGATTTCTTTTCTTTTACCAAGTTCAGCATCTCTAAAATTTGCAGCTGCTTCATAATCTTGTTTACTAACAGCTTCGTGTTTTTGTTTTCCAAATTCATCAGCTTCATCTTCCATCTTTTTAACATAAGGAGGAACGTTAATTTCTAGCAAATGTATTTTAGAACCAACTTCGTCCATTATATCAATAGCCTTGTCTGGTAATTCTCGTTGTGTGATATATCTTTCAGATAACTTTACGCAAGCTTCAATAGCTTCAGGTGTATAAGTTACCGAATGGTGATCTTCGTATTTCTCTTTAATCTTGTTTAAGATTTCAATTGCTTCGTCTATTGAAGGTGGATCAATGAAAACTTCTTGAAAACGACGAGTTAGAGCTCCATCCTCTTCAATATGTTCTCTGTATTCGTCGGTTGTTGTAGCGCCAATACAATGAACTTGTCCTCGTGCAAGAGCAGGTTTTAGAATATTAGAAGCATCTAAAGATCCAGAAGAACCTCCAGCGCCGATCAAAGTATGAATCTCATCAATGAATACAATAACGTCCTGATTTGACTTAAGTTCTTCAACAATCATTTTCATTCTCTCTTCAAACTCTCCACGATATTTGGTACCGGCTACAATTGTGGTTAGGTTAAGAGAGATAATTTTCTTATTTAATAGGGTACGCGCAACTTTCTTTTCGACTATGCGCTGAGCAATTGCTTCAACGATTGCAGTTTTACCAACTCCTGGATCTCCTAGGATAATTGGATTATTTTTCTTTCGACGAGAAAGAATTTGGCAAACTCGATGAACTTCTTTTTCTCTACCAATAATTGGATCTAATTTACCTTCAGCTGCTAACTGTGTTAAATCTTCTCCAAATTGATCTAGGAATGGAGTTCTACCTTTTCCACCTTTTTTGGGACTAGTCCCTGTACTATTTATATCTTCTATATTATCCATCATGTCTATTGTATTATTACTATATTTATTTAATTAAAAATTCGTATTCGAATCAGGACGATATTTTGCATTGTGCTCGATAATCTTCTGTACTGCCTCTTCTCCAGTGTCGACGATTCTGAATAGTTCAAAATCATCATTAGACATTTTACCATTAATAAACACGGTATCTATTAACCATTTATATAGACCGCTCCAGTAATCTTTTCCTACTAATATAATAGGAAACTTAGGAGAGTGTCCAGTTTGAGCAAGTGTAAGAGCTTCAAATAACTCATCAAGTGTTCCTAGACCTCCAGGAAAAACGATAAATCCTTGTGAGTATTTTATAAGTGAAACTTTTCGGGTAAAGAAGTATCTACATGTTATACCCTTATTGACATAGGGATTCATGCTTGCCTCAAATGGTAATTCAATTCCTAATCCGATCGATAAACCCTCTTTAGCTCCTTCGTTTACGGCTTCCATAACTCCT